TAGCAGATGCTTCTATACCATCTAGCTTAGTACCGTCTGCAGCTACATCTCTTCCATCTACAGTACCAGTAACAGTAATGTTACCTGTAACGTCAATACCTGCAGCAAAGTCTACATTAGCATCAAACTGCCCACCAGTAGATTTAGGTACAGCATCAGCTACAGTAAAGGACTTAAACGCTACAATATTTAACTCATCTGAAACAGTAGCACCTGTACTTAGAGTAACAGTATTTCCACCTGAAACACTATAGTCTGTACCACCACCTTCTAAGACAATACCGTTAAGAAATACTAATACGTTATCTTCAAAAAATGCTAGTTGATTGCTATTGCCATCATTACCTGTAAACGCTGTTTGACCTGATGTAGCAGTAAAGTAAAAGTAATCAATAGAGCGATTACCTAAGTTTTCAATATCAGTAGCAGACGTAGTAATAAATACTTCTGATTCACCTGTTAAATTAAGTAAAGACCCTGTAGAGCTTTCCTCGTAAGATCTTGACATAGTGGTTCCGCTATGAGTGTAGACTCCTGTGCCTACTTCCCAGTTGTTACCATTAAGAATTGTGTAGCGTACTGAGTTACCATTAAGGATACCACCTTGAGCAAAAGTCTGAAACCCTCCTACTGCAGAACCAAGGGTAATAGTACCTGTTCCTGTAGTAGACGTACTTACTTTTACACGATTTGCAAACTTAATTGTCATGGATAGGTATCCTTAAAGTATCTTATGCAATACGAATTACTGCTGTACCTGCTGCTGCCGCAGGAAACTCAATAGTTAAATCACCTGCTGTTGCACTAACTGTACCACCAAAGTCAATAACTGCTATTGCTTTGTTAGCCTGTGCAGTATTGTAAATAATACAACCATCTGTAGAGATAGTTACATTTTGAAATACCTCATCAGTAAAGTCAACAATAGCTGTGCTACCATCTAAAGTAATAGCAGCGCCATCTAGTACTTGACCACCTGCAGTGTAATTTGTTCCTGATGCTTCGTCGGAGTTACCAGTAACATTTGAGTAGTTAGTAGTAGCTGCACCATAAGTACCTGATGGTGAAGCTTTAATTAGAGCCAATTTTAGTGAGTGAGTATCAAGATCGTGAACACCGCCAAGTAGCTCTTGCTTAAACGTGTTGCACATTGCTGTAGTAATTGCCATTTGAAGATGTCCTTTATATGCAAATAAAGATAGGCCACAGTTAAGCAGCCTATCTCTGTAAGTGTATTATCAGGCGATATTATATTTCGCTGATACCAGAGCTTCTGGACGAAGGATCTTGCGACCGTAAAGGTGCATCCCACGCACAATATCTGCAAATGAGTCTGGGTCACGATAAGTCTCAGTTTTGTTGATCTGCTCTGCAGATGCAACGGCTGAGTCGTGTCCAGCACAGATAACTCCAAAGTTAGTGTTCTGGTTTGCAGAACCTGAAGTTCCTGCACCAGTACCAACTGCTGGCAAGTTTGAAGTTACGTAGACGCGGAAGCCATGAAAGTTATTCAGAACCATACCGTTCTGTAACCCTGAACCACCAAAGTCTGCATTCAACAAACGTGAGTCTTCATCGCGCAAGACTTCCATCATTACGGGATCAATAACCAACCAGCGACCTTGTGAGTCAACTTGCTGTTGATCCAGCAAACGTGCCATACGCGATACAATCATCGCAGGAGACACAGTTGCTGTTGGCAATGCTGTAGCGCCAGAAAGACGTGCAGCTACTGGGATTGAATGGTCACCAGCAGAAGATGTAGTGATGTTACCAAAGTCACCTTTTTTCAGCTTATTAACTGCGAGCAACTCGTCTGTACCAGCCGCTGAGTTAGCTTTGGTTCCGTTGATAACGTTGTTTACAGTATCAGCAGATTCATCTTCCAAGATGTTACCAGTTGCACCAGCAGCAGGTGTTTGCTTATAACCAGCCATGTAACCAAGTACATCTTTGTCAAACTGGTCAGCCAAACGATAGGCTGCGCGATCTGACGCAAGACTTTGGAAGTTGACATGGGAATGAGCATCCTCAATATCATCGACTTTGAAGGCAAAATAATTGGCTTTGTCGATATTAAGACTAAAGTCAGAGTCAATCAAATCTTGTGCGGCAACAGTTGTACCACGCAGATAAGGTTTAACTTCTACTTCAGGCTCTTTAACGATTTTCACGCTATCGCCCATGTTGGCAATCTCGCCAAAATAGTCGTTGTTAGTAATTGCTTCACAGATAGCAGACTTGCGGAATGCAAGTTGTACCTGTTTGCTGTAGATTACTGGTGACCAAACCCCATTGGGAAGGTTACCATATCCACTCGCTGATCCAAATGCCATTGTTTATTCCTTTCGCATTATTGGTTCCAAGATACAAACTAAAACAATTTCAAGTTTAGAGGCTAACATACTGGGTGCATTGTTTACAAGAGTGGCCGCTCCTATATGCAATGGGCCAATAGAGATTAGGTAGTTCCGTAAGAGTATTGCTGTTTGTGAATAGTAAAGTTTAATTTAGTATAGAGTAGGTTGCTATTTAATAGGGCTACCCTATACTAAAGGATTGTACATATAGTTATACCATAGTTTTTCTACATGTCAATAGCTTAACGAGCATTTCCTGAAATATCATAAATAAATTTTCCAGTACGAATAGATTCCATAATATCATCCGCATACTTCTCGTATTCTTGTGGAGACATTTTATTTACCTGAGATTCCTTTAGGTAGTTACTTGTCTCATCAGTTTCTGGGCGAGTACGTGTAGATTTAGTTCCTACTGATCTCGCCGCATCTTTGTCAGTATTTTTACTTTTAGTTTTTGCAATGCCTCTATCGCTTTTATATAAGTCGATAGCACGAGAAGCTGAACGAGCATCTTCAGTGTTTTCATACAAAGCGTCTTGAACCCACTTAGGCTGCTCTTCAGCCCATTCGTGGAAGTCATCGCTGTCACGTATTGTGCCAAAGTCAGGGTGAAGTCGCATAAGCTCTGCTTCAGCCTTTTCACGTGTGGCCTCATATCGCATTTCATCAATAGCTTTAACACGATCTTCTAATTCCTTTGACTGTTCTCTTGCCTTTTTAATTGCAATAGTTTCTACGATAGCTGCTACATCAGGATATTCTGCTGCCCACTTATCTAAGTCCTCATCACTAGTAGGTAGTTTAATTCCTTGTGCTGCAGATTCGTTAAGTTGTTCTTCTAGTTTTTTAATTCGATCTTCGTAGCTACGTTCTTTTTCTTGAGTATGTCTACGTAAATCACCATAACGTTTTTTAAAACTACGCTCTTCTGCTGTTTCAGGTACTTGCTCTTCCTTTTGCACTCCCTGTTCTTTTACAGACTCATCTTGTTCGTCCATTAATTTTTGCAGTTCTTCTTCTTCTAACTTTCGTTTATCTTCGTTTGAGTACTTGCGATTTGCAAATGCTACTTTTTTTGGCGCTTCCATTTCGCCAGCCATTATTGTATCGTCCATTTATTTACTTTCTTTTCTGGGGCCACCGTAGCCTAGTGTTGTTGTTAGGGGGATGAGTAGCCAGACAAATGTAACAGATTACTTACGTGCTGTTACTTACCACGTTTCTTCATTAAACCTCCATGTGCTTTACCACCGCCCCCTCCACGTTTGGGTTTATCTGGTTTGTTAGGATTATTATCTTGTGCAGGGCCACCTGATGGACGTGATGGCGGTTTAACAGAAGTTTTAGGTGCAGCAGATCCAATTCTAGTTGCTGTTCCTGTTTTAGCTAATGTTTCAGAAAAACTACTTCTGTCATCTCTATCATTATTTGAAACCGTTGAAGTAGAAGGTGCTGTAGTTGTTGTAGGTGATCTACCGCTACCTGTAGCTGATACAGGTGTTAGTGATCCTGCGCGTCCTGTTGGCTTACTTACTGGGCCTGTTTCACTTAATACAGTTCCAGTTAATCCTGTTTCAGGTATAGCACTCTTATTCATAACTGCATTTTTAACTTTATCCATTAAGCCTAAACTAGCCATTTTAGATTGCTGTGCAACTAGCTCTTTACCTTTATTTATAAGATCACTTTCGTAAGCTGCTCTAGTTTGTCTATCTATATCACCTACATTTGTTTGTAGATCAGTAGGAGTAGGTACTACAGTAGGAGGTTGCATTGCTATTTTTCCTAATGTTGTTATAGGAGTACCAGCATCTTTAATCGTACCTGACATACCTGTTAATCTATTGTCAACAGGAACTTGAGTCATAGGATCTTGCTGCATAGCAGGTATTTCTTGTAATATTTTTTCTACAGCAGCAGAACCTTGTTCGCCTGTAACTGGAACTTTATCTTCTTTAGGTATTCCTAGAGCTTCTTTTTCTTCTGCAGACATATAATCTTCAATAGAAAGTTCAAAAGGAGTTTGCTTTGAAGTTGCAATTAAGCTTGGTGATAAAGGAATAGCACTACTATCTACAGGTGTAACATCTTTAGGTGGCGTTTCTACTTTATTTAATTTAGTTGCAGTATTTGTAACAGCAGCTTGCTGCTCTCCTGTTAGCCCTAAAGACTCAGCTATTGATCCTATAACTGCACCAATAATACTAGTACGTTCTTTTTTACCTAATAGTTTTTCTTTAGCACTACGTAATGCTGCTACTTGTCCAGGTACTGTAGTTTTCTTTGCTTGTTCTATACGAGCATCTATATGTTTTAGCGCTTCTTTTTTATTATATTTATTAGCTGCATATGCTAAGCCACCTATTAATGGACCGCCTAAAACACTGGCTACACCTGCTACAATATTTGGTGTAGCACCACTAATAGTTTCTATTTCTTTAATATACATATCTAATGGAGCATCTGCCCACCCACCTGCTTCAACAAATGGATTTTTAGGTGCGGGTTCATCTGATCCACCACCACCACTACTCGCGGGTGCTGCAGGTTGCGTGGGTATGGGTTGACCTGTAAATAATACATAACCATCAGGTATGGTGTCAAGAGGTTTATCGCCTTGGAACCTAATATTTATTTTATTACCAGCTTCATTAATATATACTTTATTTTCAATAGGAACATCTGCAGGAGATACAGGCCACTGAATACCACCAATAGCAAAGTTATTCTCTTCGCTATCGTCCTCACCTTCTACAATAATTAAGTCAGCCATACCAAACGGTAAGTCATCAGGCATAGTAGCTTCTTCAGAGTTACCCATCTGACCCATAGCTTCCATTTCTTTCAGGCCCATCTTAGCCATCTGACGCATCTGCATAAGTTTTTCAAGACCAATAAACCTAACTACATCTGCAGGGAAAATAAATTCACCTTCGCTGATGTTAGCTGGAATGTCATCACGAACTTCTTTACGTGTACTTCCAGATGGAACTTCATTACCAGATACCTCATCCACCATACCGCCTTCATCTTTTAGTCCACCGTCTTCAAAGAAGCTCATTTGATCTTTCATAGCAGTTCCACCTTTGTTAAATTTTAAATTATCACTACGCTTACGTGCAGCTTGTTCTGCATCTTCTCTACTTTTATGTGAACTAGTAGGCTTAATAATTTCTGCCTCTAGCATAAGTTTTAATGTAGCATCATCGTATTTATGACCATTATGTATACTAGGAATGTTTATCCACATATCCTTATACTTAAACGTAGTAGATTTTTCAGATACCATTTCACCTTCAGGAGTTTTATAAACATCCCTACCTGCCTGTGTTTTTTTACCTGTACTTGTACCTACTTTTTTATCTGCCATTTAGTACTTCATCTTTCAATAACTTTAATCTGCGTAATTGATTTATTGCACCCTGCGCTCTATGCACAACAGTAATACTATCTGTTTGTTCCATTATTCTGTGTTGTTCAGTAATAAGATAGTCAAAGTATTCCTCTAACGCATTAGCCTGTTGGGGGTTGCCCAGCGTTGGCTTGAGGCGGTTGAGCAGTTGGTCCTTGTTCATTTCCACTAAATCCTTGTTCTTGAGGTGTAGGTACTTGACCTGTTCCTATGTTACCACCCCCTGCTCCTGTAGGATCTAAAGGGTTGGCTCCCTGTTGTTGTTGCTCTTGGGCTGGGGCTGCAAAGCCTTTCATAAGCTCTGCTTGTATTGCTGCCTCATCCATATTGTTAGTTACTTTATCTGGGTCTAGCTCCATTGACTTAGCTATCTCCCTAATAATATACTGGAACTTAGCATACGGCGCTAGTGAAGGATTAGATGCTACTTGTAAAAACTGCATCAAACGTTGACTACGTACTTCGTTAGCCATAAGACTTTCTGTGCCACGAGCTTTAACTTCTAAATCTCCACGCAACTCAGGATCGTAACTAAACTGCATATTAAAACTAAACAAGCCCTCACCTAAAGGACGTAGCAAGTAGTCATCAATGTTTTTAATTACTGTTTTTATACCGCCTTGTGCGGCACCCATAAGCATAGAAATGCCAGAAGCAGTACGGCCCACGCCACTGACCCCTGTTTGACCATGAGCGAAAGATGGAAATCCAGTTGACTCATCTGCTAATACCCTTGCTTTATCAAATAACTGCAGGTTTTCTCCTGCAACATTAGGGAACTTAGTTCCAAACACTGCTTGTCCTGGGGCACCACCTTGGCGTCTAAATACTTTACCAGGATATACTGATAAGTCTTGACCTGGAACTAAGTTAGTTTCATCTACTTCAATCAATAGATTACCAGACAATACGGCATTGTCAACTGCCATTCGCATAAAACCATTCATTAAAGTTTGCGTATCGTCCATATTTTCTGCAAGACCCACACCAAAAAAACCATACGGGTTTAGTTCATATGGAGAGGCGTGGTACGGAATCTTAGCAGGTTTGAAAGGATTAAGTACCATACGTAGTAGTTTACCATTACATATCCAAACGTTTGCTTGTAACTCATCAAAGCCAGATAGTTCGTTAGGGATATCTACACCTTGTTCTTCTAGTAGCTCTACGTCTACCATACCCCAATACTCTAATACTTCAAAACGATCAATACCATGTTCAGGTGCAAAGTCAGCTAAGTCATGCTCCCAATCTTTTCGTGTATAATCTTCACCGTAAGAAATAGCTTCATCAATTAAAGATGATCTAAAGTAAGGACGTTTCTTAAGGGCACGTAGTTGTGTGCGTGATAGTTTATGGCGCTCAATAACAAACTGAGCTTCATCCATATTACTTGCATCTGGATCTGGATAAAAATTCCACACAGATACGTGAGATATCTGTGGTACTGTTTTAATCACAGGAGAGTACTCACCCTCTTCATTCCAGTTAGCATATTCTTTATCTACAGCAAATGGACCTTTCATTACACCAGTACCAAACAACGCCATTTCAAATACTGTACTACGTAGATGTTTACCTGCACTTGACTCATCTAACTGGTCATGTATTTTCTTTTGCATTTTCTTAGCTGCAATCATAGCTGGGCTGAATGTGATTGCAGATGGTGTAAGTCCTGTAGTACCTTTTAGATTATCTATATCTTCTAGTTTTTCTTTTAGTGGGCCAAGACTTTCCATAAGGGTCTTTTCTGTCGCACCCTTAACCCACTCTTTGCCATCTCCCTTGTAACCATAAGGAGACACAATCTCATTCTTAGTATCTTTACGTAGTTGTTCAGGTTCTTTAGGATCAAAATTAACATCTGCTACAACACCATCTGGTAGCTCTGTAGGATCTACACTTAATGGAAATCTATTGTTAGCAAATAGTACATCAATCATCTGACCATATGCAGCCAGTGTTTTTGTTTTAGTTACCTTAATAAATACACGAGACTTTTCAGCTTCTGTAAATTGTACATCAGAGCCATATAGTCCTCTATAGTTTCTATATGATTTAAGCCAGCGCTGTTCGTCCTGCTCACGATAATCCTCAGAACGTTTGTATCTTTCCATAATAAATGGAATTATTTTAGATGCACCATAGTCTTCAACATCAGAGTTTTCTGTGTCTTCAAGGGCAATGGAATCGTCCTCAATAAAAATTTCATCAATATCTGACATATAGTTTCTTTCCTTAATATCCAAATGTTGCGTCTGCTACTTGCATTCCGCTTGCCATAGTAGGCCCACCAAATTCAAAGTTAGTAAATCGTGGTCGTGACATAATACCATATCTTAAAGCATCGTACAAGTGATCTTCTGAGGTCGTGTCAATATCCTCTGGATTTCGTTTATCTATAGGTAAGGCTGGAAGCTGTGCAATAAGATTGTGGCAAGTATTAAAGAAAACCATACGAGGCTCTTCTGTGTATTCGTCAACTTGCAATCTCCTGTGCACTTCGTTTTTACCAGCTACACGAGAGCCTTTTGATCTGTCAGATGGACGCCAGCGACAGCCCTTCATAATCATTTGTTCAGCCAATGACGGGCCAGTATCACCACGCTTGTGCCATAGAGAACTATCCAAAACACCATATCTAATTGAGCCATCTTCAGCCTCTGCATCTAATACCATATCAGCTAAATCTGTAGCTAATACTTTGCCTACATACAGTTCCCTGTATACTACTAACTGTTCACTAGGAGATACTGCAAACCAAATAACCCCTGACTTACTTCCATATCCGTAATCACACGCTCTAAATTTAACCCAGTTATGTGGTATAGCAAATGGCTCAACTACATGTATCTGCCTATTAAATTCAGTAAATGCTGCGCCTTCTTTAATATCCCAGTCACCTTCCAGTAGCTGTCTTCTTTGCTGCTCTGGTAAAGACAGAAGCATTGCTTCATAATCACCAGTTTCTGCTAGGTAAGGATTGTCGGAAAGACGGGCAGGTATAAACCTACGCTTGAATAAAGGTTTGCCAGCTTTTGAGTGTCCAGCAGGATAGCGTAATACTTCATTTGTTTCAATATCAGTTGCATCAAAAGATTCCCCAGAGGAGGCGGGATCAATAAACATCTTTTTTACCCAATGATGCCCCCTACCTCCTGGGTTTGTAGTAGCCCTCATGTATACTGGTAAATCACTTGCTGTAGATCTCAAGCGACTTCGCATGTAATTCCAAGCGAATGGAGTAGGCCACTGAGTTAGTTCGTCAAAGCCTATCCAACTAAAAGCAAGACCTTGGTAACGTAGTACGTCATCTTCTTTATCTAAGTAAGACATCCACAGTCTGGCACCAGAGGGTGCAGTCCACTGCATCTTACGTTCTGACCATTTAATCCCAGGCCAGATCTTAGGGTACATTTCTTGAGACTTAAATATAAGTTCTCTTAGTTCTTCTGTAGTATGCCGTAGGAGCAATCCTGAAAAGGCTGGATGACCCATAAAGCGTAAAGGGTCAGCCAACATAGCGTAGGACTTACCGCCACCTGCAGAGCCACCATATAGTACCTCACGTTCACCTGCAGCTAAGAAGTCTGTTTGTGGTCCAACATTAGGCTTAAAGATTACGTTATGATCTTCTTCAACCTGCTGGGTAAACTCTTCTATTATATCAGGCTGCGGATTGGGCGTTTTCGCTTTGCGTTTTCGCGGTGGCTCCTGTGCGGCTATTTTCGATTTCTTCCGCTTTGGCGATTGCCTTTTTCGCATAGTCTGCCCATCTGCGTAAGCTGCCAGCTTTGTTTTTTCTTCTTCGTTCATTATCCAACCGTTTCTTGAGTCCTACGTGCGATATAGTTCTACCTGTATTTCTGGTCAACCAGTTCGCTACTTCACGATACGAATACTGTTTAAGATATTGTTTCGCTTCCTCAAGCATATCAAGTTCTAAACTAATTGGCAATAGTATTCCGTCATCTTCTGGATCTAATTCATATCCAAATGGAACTGTTCTTGCTACTCGTGGAATAGGTGTCCACTCATTGTCTTCTTTAAGATCCGTTGGTTGGGGTAGTTTCCATTTACCTAATGGCTTAGTCATCATCTTCCTGTACTTGTTTAGCTGGCATTAGCATAACACCACCCTTAGCTTCTACTTGCATCTTTTCAGTTTTAACTAAACCAGTACGATCTAGTAACTCTTTAGCTGCTGCCATCTTATCACGAATACCTAACTCAGTAGGATCATACAAAGCGCTAACCATAGCCATAGCAGCTTTAGGTACGTTACGTGCTAGATAACTATGCGTAACATCTAGGATCTCTTCCTTAAGACTATTAGTAATTTCAGTGTTAGTAGTGTTAGGTGAGTATCCTGCCAGCTTCTTAGCCATAGTGACATCGCCACCTGCCTCATCCATAAGGACTGCAAGAAACTTTTGTTGACGCTCTGTTAGTTCTCGTGCCATACTAGTCCTCTATCATACGGAGTGCTTGCTCCAATGTTTCTTTATTACGGCGTGTCCAACCGCGACCAAATGTCTCAAATGTTTTTAACGACTCATAAAATGTTTGACGTTGTGTATATACATTTTCAATAATAGCTTTAGGTTCTTTATTCATAATAGCTTGTAGTGTACGTGGTCCTATAGCCCCATCTGCAGTTGCTCCGACAGCACGTTGAATAGCTTTAGCTGGGCGACCGCTACCAGAATTAACGGCCCAGTCAAAGGCGCACCAGTCAACACCGCTAGGAAGATCATCACCTCGTACCCTATCCCAATAATTTTTCTTATAGATGGGAGCTACATCTATTGAGGTAAGCTCACGCATCTCTTCTTCTGTAGATTCTCTACCTATCCACTTATCGTAAACAGCTTTAGTAACACCAAGGTTAGTCATACCCCCTGGGTCTTTGGGATGATTTACAAAGCCACCTTCATGGTGAAGTAACATGGATAAACATTTGTTAAAGTTTTTATGCATATTATTTGGGCCTTTTTGGTGGACGCATAGATCCTGCTAATGCAGGTTTCTTGGGTGGACGTTTGTTAGGAATCTTAGCTGCATCTTTAGTTTTAGCTGCGTTAGCTTTAGCTACTTCTTTTTCAATACGGGCTTGTAACTGCGCGCGTTTCTTAGCGTCAGTTTCAGCTTTAAGCTTCTTACGCATATCAGCGATCTTAGCTGCACCTGTTAAACCTGCACCTGCTGCACCTACACCAAAGCCAATACGCTGCGCTTTACGTGAGGCACGTTGCCCTCTAGTTGCTTGTTCTACTTGACGTTGACCTGCTTTAGGTTTAGTAGTCATGTCTTTGGCGTGTTTAGCACCTTGCTGCGCTAGTTTCTTACCATACTTTTTAACTGCTGCTGCCATACCTCTACTAGCAATAAACCTAGCTACGGCTGCTGCTCCTGCTACCACTAACGGTGCTACCATTATTTCTTTCCTCCAAAAAACTTACTTACAGAACGAATGCCTATACTGGCACTAACGATTCCACCTAATGAATACTGATACCAAGATGGCATAGTTTCGAGTGCCGCAAACCCAGCTTGCACAATGTTGTTACCCCAATCACCACAGAATGCTAGAATTAATGGAATAGAAAAAAGTAAAGTTATCCATTCATCTTTCCAGCTATTCTGTGTAGCTTGTATTGCAGCAAGATCCCAATCAATCTCACCTGTAGCTTGTTTAACTTTAATCTCAGCGTTAGCTTTCTGTACAGCTACTTTACCATCTAGGTACGTAGTTGCTAGCCCACCTACTGCGCCTAAAATTTGACCAATCATTTTTCATGCCCCAGCCAAACAGCAAACGCACCAGTCATAGCACCAGTTACAGTAGCTGTAAGTGCAGTAGCTTGTGATGTCATATCAGCAGAAGATAACGCCATAAACCAAAACAAAACTTCTATGTACATCCATGTCATTACTAACATCATTAGTCTTGGCATAATCTTCCAAGCTAACACTCTTTCCATTGCTATAGTCATAAGTTATCCTCGCCTGTATCTAGCGGTCTTCTTTGCAATCTCTTTAGGTTGAGCCACAAACTGCTGACCTGCCTTAGTGCCTTGTCGTTTTGCTCTAGTAGTGGCTGCGTACTCACTAGAACTAAGAGCATTGATAGCCTTAGTAGGTAAATAGCGTTCACCAGTTTTAGCACTAGGCTTCCCGCTTTTAGTACGCCACTTTTCCTTAGTCCACTTGTTAAGACTTTTTTGACTTTTTGCTAGTGCCATGTACTTTCTGTACCTCAAAATTAGCAGACAAGCTTGCACCTTTATGTGGTACAAACTTTCCTGTGTGCTTCATAAGTTTAAAGCTACCATTAGATTGTTTCATCCAGTGGTAGCCTTTAGGTGCTTCTACCTTCATTTATAACCCCCACCCGCTTTTTTGTATTCACTTGCGAGGAGTTGGGCTTTACGTGCAGACCATTGACCCGCCTTCCCGCCTTTGGTTCCCCGTTTAATCCGCTCAAACAAACGTTTACGCATAGCAGGCTTAGTATAATTTCCTGCCTCATTAACCTTGGATTTTGCTTTCTTCGCCGTAGATTTTGTTGTAGATTTCGCCACGAGAAATTCCCATATCATGCAGATGTTTATCTGACATATTCTGAAGAACCCAATAGTCTGCTCTGCGCTGTTGATGTTCTTGAATTTTATTAAGTACTTTTTTAAACATGTTCTATCTCCTATATATGTTAAGGTAAGAATTACTTACCCTTATGGAGATAGTTATATCATACTTAGTTATAACATAGTATAGACAAGTTTGCAACCCCGCTATGCATTATCTATTAGGGTTATAGTACTGACGTACAGAGATAAATACTTCTAGCCCACTACTAGTACCATCAAACGCTAAGATCTTATCGCCAGCATGTAGGTGAATCCTGTCAGACGTTACAATATTATATACATCATGCCCAGCTATAGCCTTTGCATTTATTAAGTGATGATATGAGTTTGTGTCTGCATGATACCACTGAACAGTAGCGTTATGAGTAGAATTAGAACCATTACTAATATGTAAGAAATCTATAGTAGCATCGTGGTTAGGTGGACACGTATATACTAAGTTAGCACTAGCGCCACCTGAAGTAGCTGTTACTGCTACTGCTGCTGTGTCTGTAGTATATGTACGTGTATCTATTGACATATTATTTCCTACGCTACTATAAAGTCTACGATCTGACCGTCAGGTTTACGTAGTTTATTTGGATTGGGGTTATAAGCATACATCTGATTCACTAGCTTAAGATCTTCTACTGGTGTATCAGGAGTTACTTTGTTAGGCTGCTCAGGTTTATATTCTTCATTATTTCTACTGGACCTATCCTTGTCTGCCTTTTCAAACACTATGTTTTCATGCGTCTGAAAAGGAAAACTAGGTAAAGGAAAGTGAGATATTAAAGTCATTAAACTGTAGAGCCTACCTTTAGTTTAAAACATTTTGTACGGATGTATAGCCCCTGTTGTGCTAGAGCTTTAGCTGCATTAGCTACTTCTTCTTGACACAACTTTTCAGTTGCTATCAATCCACTGGTACGTATCATTACGTCACAAGATGTTGCTGCTGGGCTATAACAACCCAGCAACACTGCAAGCCACATTAACCCGCCGTCCACTTCTGTGTGCCGCCTACAGATGCACCTGCGTTTGCATAGCCACCCTTTGCGTACATATTTTTCTTGCCATCACCATAGCCACCTTTAGAATATGACTTTTTCTTTTTATGCGCCATGCCTCCATGTGCCATATCTGCAAAAGGATTAGGTAGCGGTTTAACTTTCTTATTACCAGCTTTTGTGTTAGCGCCTTTTGTAGCTGACTTTTGTGCTTCCGCAGCATCTGCAGCATCAATTTTCTTTTCGATAGCATCAAATTCTTTTTGTGTAATTTTACCTGCACGTAAATCTTTACCTGCCTGTATCATAGCATCTGCACGTTGCTTATCTGTAAATGAACGGTACGCAGCCATTGATAGTGGCTTGTCACCAGCTTTAGTTGTGATAGCTGAGATACGTCCTGATGCAGCACGTCCACGCTCTTGTCCTGTTTGTTTCTGTTTAAACTTAGGTAGTTTTCCCATTGGTATAGTTCCTTCTATTTACCATTTAACTTTATCAGCCCAGTAAGCTGCACTCAACTTACCACGCTTTATGTTCTTTGAATGACGTGCTTTAAAGCTTGCACGTTTCTTTTTCATTTTATCTGATTCACCTGCTTTAGGTTTTCCTGCAGTCTTAGCGCCTTGCTCACCAAAGCGAATAGTCTTAACCGTATCACCCTCTTTAGCTACAACTACGTGTGACTTCTTAGGATGGTTAGGTGTACGCTTAGGTTTGTTAAAGCCTGATACACCTGCACGTTCTAGTCTGGGGTCTTTAGGCATCTGTCCATCCTTCTTCACGCATAGCCCACTCCACATGCTCTAAAGTAAAAGATCTACCGTAGTGAGCCTGTACAGCCTCTCTTACGTAGAATACATCACTATGGGGGATATGCAAGTTCTCAAGATTACCGTCTAATACGTGTTTATAAAACTCTTCAAGAACATTGTCTGTATATAGTTTTACAGATTTCTTTGCCATTGTCAATACCTAATTTAAATTAATATACAAACGCCTCCGCATAAAGCGGAGTACACTTAAGTGTTACACTGTACATGTTTATGTTATGTGTAATATTGTAAGGAATTATTTTTAAGAGTAACATTGTAAGGACATTTAAATGCTACATTGTACATGTAAGCACCTTAGCTATTACTATTACATAGTTTTACACATCTAATATGATATGTCAAGTGTTAATATCGTCACTGTAACATTATGTGATCTACTGAAACATTACGTTACCTGTGTATCTCATCACGAATTGTTACAACTATGTAACCATTGTGTGTGTAAACCACCTTATATGTAAAGTGGTTACCAGTGTATTTTCCTGATCTGTGTGTATATTCATGCATACTATCTACGCTACCCCCACTGGCCCCTGCGGCCCCTCGCTCTTCACCGCGCAATTGCGCCTATAATGCAAGGTCATGGCGCGTGGTGAGAGCAAACAGCATGTCACATTCCACCATTACATCGTAGATGTGTTTAAAAACAACCACTTACTTGTCTACGACAACTGTTATGGAATCAGTTGCCTGTCTAAAGACAGAATGAATAGGGGGATTTGTCACACTCTTAGTGTGTTGGCAAGACGATGCTTATAATCTACCCCACCCCCTTTGGGGCAATGCACATGATCCTACAAGCCACGTGCTGCTCTGCCAATGGTTCAAGTCAAGTCCGACGTTGGACCTATAACATCTTTGATGTTGCTAAAATGTCACAGTTAAGGTGGTGAAGCTGTGGGTTGAGGTCGCAAGTTTAGCGCATGAGTTTCAGAAAAATATTATCGAAGAGAATATTATTTCTTGCAACAGCGTGTGAAACGGCAGGCGCAGAGGATCGCGAGGCAGCTTTTCAATCTCCAAAACTTATACTATCTTCTTACATTTTTAATGATAGAACTATATCTCACTTCTTGTGAGAGATATAGATTCTCTCATATAAAAATAGAAGATAGATAAAGGAAGCTCAAAATGGCAAATCTCGAAATTCAAAACATCTCAACCCTCGAAGATCAAGGCAAGGTTCTTTCAGAACAGTGGGCTAAAATCGAAGCTGCTGACAAGAAAAGATTCAAACTTTCAACCAAAGCTGAAGGCTTTGATACACAGCTTGGAAAGCTGATGGTCGAGCTAAAAGCTGAGGGTGGTGATCGTATCCCAAGCCAAAGGCTTCGTGATTGCCATCTTCATTTGATCGACAAACGGCGTCGGAGCGAAGCTCTTTGGTTTGTTGAGAACGAATCAGAATGCAGAGCATTCATTGAAACCTCAAAGAAAGGTTTTACTTCACTGTCTGCTTTGCAGAGAGCAATGAAGCAGAAAGATGCTACCTCTAAAGAGGTTGCTGAGACAACAGAAAACAGCGAAGCTGTAGCAGTCAGCGAAGCTGAAACACCCAGCGAAGCTGTTGTTAAGTCCGACGTTGGACCAGTCACAAAGCAGGTTGTCTTCGACAAGCTTATCAAGGTTTGCATGGCAAATAACATTGATCCTCTGGATCTTGCTGAGATGCTCATGGAATATGACAGCGTATCAGCCTCAGAAGAAAAGGCTGCGGCATGAGATACAAGCAACACACATCAACCAAGGCAGAGGTGCGCTCTCAGCGTACCAATGCCCTTCGTGCGCGTCTGGATGAGGCGAGACAGCTTAAGTCCAACGTTGGACCTAAACCTTTCACAAGTGTGGATGACCTGATGGAATCATCTAAGCCTAGAGGTACACTTGTGCCAATGATGGGCAAGATGGTGATTGATAGCGGTTGGAAGGAACCCAAATGAATTACTCTGTAATTGTATTAAATGATGATGGTGAAACCATCTTTGAAACCAAGCCATATGATGGTGCCTGTGAACTGGCTGGGAAAGCTATGCGCAGATGTGCTGACAGATGGGAAAAGCGAGGCTACGAAGTAGAATTTCGTGAGAGAAAAGACGCCGCTGTGGAATTACCCCAGCATGAATGGAACCCAGCTTGACAAACTCTATGTATAGTATAAGTTATTTATACTTGATATTTATTGAAAGTATAAATAACGTATACATATACTAGAAAGGAAGTTAAATGAATACGATTAAAGTCATCACAGATCAGTATGGTTTCTGGCATGTTTACCGTACTTGTAAGATCACAGGTCAGCGCTCAATCTCATTCTTTGAGAATGTGGATGAAGCTAAAGCTGCCCTGCTTAAATGAGAAACTTAAGTCCAACGTTGGACCTAACTAAAGGAAAGTTAAAATGATAATTACTCGCACTTCACATCTCACTGGTAACACTAACGTAATGGAATTGCCCATTACACAATCACAATTAGACGCATGGGTTGACGGTGAGTTAATCCAAAACGTCATGCCTCACCTCTCTGTCGATGAGCGTGAGTTTATAATCTCAGGGGTTACACCCGCTGAATGGAACAGTATGTTTGGAGAGGAAGTATAATGCAAATCTTAGATAAGATTGACGCTCAGCAACAAGCCGCCCATGAAGCATGGCAAGTGATGCAAGATTTACGTGACATACATCGTGACTTGACACGTATCCACAGCTTCGCTGAACCTATTTCAAATGGCGATTGGCTGTCGCCTTCTATAAAAGAAAGCATGTCTAATATCGTCGAAGCCTGTGAAACATTGATTGGAGAATTAGTATAATGTATCAGCGTGATGTAAATGAAATTAAAGCCTTCGTAAAATGGCGTGGCCCAGATGCCTTGGTAAACACTGGCTTGTTTGTACTGCTTACAATACAAGCTGGCTTGTCCACAGTGCGTGGCAGCATGGTCAAAGTAGAACGTGACAGATACCATGCTGATTGTTTGTGGGGTAAGAAAGCTGATGGCTACATGTATCTAAACGATCACAAAGAGTTCTTGTATGGCAAGCTCTACCACATAGTGGACACCAAAGGATACGAAAGCGTAGAAGCATGTGCTGATGTCATCCAGTTATTCATGGCTGTACCTAACCTTGGCATGGTAAAAGCTGCCTTCCTAGCTCAATGCTTAGGCTTCAATGTGGCATGTATTGACAGCCACAATATCAAGCGGTTAGGTATATCACCTAACCTTGTCAAGACACCACCATCAGGCATGAAAGCTGCGACAGTACGCCGCAAGGTAGAGGACTACGTTGAGCTTTGCCAAAAAGAAGGCGCTGAATATTGGTGGGATACTTGGTGCAAATATGTGGCTGGCAATCGTGCCAATCGTGCCTTAGATACTGGTGACGTAGTGTCTAGGTATCACGTAGAATGTGTAACATATGGATTTGAACATGGCTAAGAAAACTTCTGTAACATACCGTAATCCTGTGGCAAAGGCTATGTTACAGGAGCGCAAATCCCCACAGGTCGTGCCGCCTAAGAAAGGTGGCAAGGCTAAACGTAACCGCAAACAGGAGAATGAACATGCGATACGAAATGCAAAACTTCATCAAGATGACTAAGGTTAAGTCCAACGTTGGACCTAATCGAAGGCGGCAAGCGTGGAAGATTGACAGAAAGAAAGATCGTTCACGTAAACTAACTCTACGCAATAGCGTAACTAACTATCGTTCAAACAAAATATCTTAAGGAGATATACACATGACTAACTCAACAGCAACAGCACCCGTAGTAAAAACAGCACACCCAGAATTGTATGCAAACCATACATTCCACATGAGTAAGGCACGTAAGTACACTTACAATTACGCTGTAATTGACGAGGTTATCAATGAGCTTTGGGGTGAGATGACTATGGCTGAGATTGCCAAGGTACTCAATGAGTATCCAAACCGCATTGCCTATCGTGTCAAGGTACTCAAAGACCTTGGTATGATCGAAGGCAAGTATAACATGGAGCGTGGCAAGTTGATGCGTATGCGTAAGATCCTGATCACCTTCTTGGATGATGTGGATCAGCAGTTGAAAAAGACAGGTTAATATGATATACCTATTGTTCACACCCTTCGACTGAAAGGTAAGTCAGATGAGAGTTGAAGTATATTTCAATCTACACAAATACATATGGTCTGTTCGTTCGTGTAAGACGGGCAGGGTGATACTTCACACTGATGAAGTACACATAGACAATCCTACGTTTGTAGTACGTAAGGCAGGACGTGAGCGTGTACTGCGTGAGGGCAAGAAAAATGTACATGCCTTTGTACGTGGTGACATAACAGTGTTTAACGATTTTGATCCAGACTATTTGGGTTACTCACTTGTGTCATACAACCCTTACAAATGGGATACATTCGTTGATGTAGAGGGCGTAAGACCTGTCCTTTCAGCCAAACGTGCAATGCTAAGAATACAACCAAGTATGGTAGTGTATAATACCGTCAACAGACCATACATATATGCAGAAGGAGCAAGACCATGAATTATATTATAATAAACAAAGAAGATGGCGAGCAAGGGTGGTCTAACAAAGACGGTTGGTGCTATGATGGGTACGATGTCTTTGCGGATTGTATAAAAGACGAAATCAATCTACCTATGGGTGGAGAGTGGGAAGAACACCCCTATGAGTATAATGATGTAATAAGAAAAGGAGTACAATATGACTAAGAAAAAAACACCAGAGAAACTAACATACCTACTTCAAGAGGACAAAGCACAAGAAATGCTTGAGTTGTACATTGCGTTAGACAGTATGTTAGATGAGGCATCAGAAACGTTTGACATAGACCTGTCCACATTACGTGACTTACGACATCAAACGTGGAGACTGAAAGAAACTTTTAGTTTTAAGCCACAGAAACATGATGAGTATGCAGATAGACCCGCACATTGGAAAGAATATGTGTTACCTAATGATGAACGTGCGTGGTACTACAATGCCAAGCATTAAATCTTATGAGATCCACCTACAGATTGATGGTGTTGATAGTATCATTGCATTAGATGATACCTATCCTGCTGTTAATTCTTGGTCGGATGCAGCTAACTTTGCAATCTTGATGGCGCGTCATGCCCATCAGGATGCAACCAACGTAGAGTTTATCGACTGCCAAGAGTATGAGGCAGAAGAATACAAAGACATAGAATATGTATATGAAACACCAATGAGGTTACAATGACAGACGCTAGAATAAAACTGACTAACACGATGCTTGATAAGAGTATCATTGACGCCAACAAAACTGTTCAAAGTTTTTTGCTAGAAGACTTTGGTATGGACTACACCGACAAGTTTTTTACAGAACAGTTTTATAACTCTGAGAAAGATAGATTTGAACGTAACAAGTTCACTATCACAGGCGAATACATTGATGGCACAGAGGCTGACATCACATTCTATCGCAGCGGCAAGCGAGGTGATAGACGCATTAGCATACAAAAGCTAAAGCAATATGCAGATGCAGGTAATGAAGTGCGCCTCATCTCAGACAGCGAGAGCGATGGCGATGGAACACGTATATTTATATCAGTCTACACATCAGGAGAAGAAGCCAGTGCCAACGGATGACCCCTGTGATGATTGGTCAGACACACCCTTACCCAAGAGGAATACTAAATGATTGAAGCAGCATTGATGTGCCTTGCACTGAACGTATACTTTGAGGCACGTAGTGATACCATGACAGGGCAGTATGCCGTAGCTCATGTGGTCATCAATCGTGTACAGCATGACAAATTCCCAGATGATGTATGCTCTGTGGTCAAGCAGTCACGTAGTGATGGCACCTGTCAGTTCAGTTGGTACTGTGATGGTAGATCCGACAGACCACGTGAGCCGTATGCATGGGCCTATGCCCAGATGGTAGCAGCAGATGTAATGCAGGGTGACGTGACGGACATCACATTAGGTGCCACGCACTACCATGCAAACTATGTACGGCCCTACTGGGCTGACAAACTAGAGTACACTGTGACTTATGGGTCACACCTGTTCTACAAATAGCTTATCGTTACTAGTACAGGGGTAGTATCCCCTACATAACTATGGCACAGTTGCCGCATACTAAACATAAGGAGATAATAGTATGGCTTTTGATATAATTAATGATGACATCATCCCTGAGTACATGGACTTTGATGTAGAGTTTGAACCTACCAAAGTAAAGGACAAGAAGTATGTCATCAATGCTACGTCAGGTGAATACCTTGGCGTGGTAGGTAGCACGTTTACCTGTGCATCACATGGTGACTTCTATCGTGGTGTCCTTGACACAGTGACAGATGAACTATCCTTTGATGAGGTGAAAGATGCCCAGATGAACTGGCGTACCGCACGTAATGGGGCATGGGCTATGCTCGACATCACCCTGCCTAACATGAAAACTGTTGTTGAAACAGACAAGCATACTACAGAGATTGGCAATCGTATTATATCATTACATGGTATTGATGGATCATGCAGCAACCAAGTTTACTTTGGTGCTATTGATTTCTACTGTACCAATGGCATGATACGTGGAGAGTATGACAAGGTGCGTAAGAAGAATACATCTAACTTTACTATGGAAAGTTTTATCTATGAACTGACACGTGCACGTAAGGACTTCTACGAAGAAGCCAGTAAGATGCAAGTGTGGGCACAGACTGACCTCAAGTATGTAGATGTAAGCTCACTGCTTGAGAGCATGATTAACTCTAAGCGCAAGGCTGAGAAGATGTACAGCTTATACATGCAAGAGGCTTCACAACGTGGTCACAACAAGTGGGCACTATATTCTGCCTTCACTAACTATGCATCATATGCTGATGAGCGTAATGGTTTCAACCTGCGTAACACTGGCAATGACACACAGGCTGTAAGCATGTGGTCACGTGAGCAAGAGGTATCTAAGTGGGTATCTGATGATCGTTTCATTCAGTTGGAGGCTGCATAATTGCCTAAACTTCCACGCTATGTACAAGAACGAGAATCACCCTCTGGGGTGATCTCATACCGCTTCAACCCACCTCAGATGTTAGTCGATGAGGGTCTGGTTAAACGTGAGGAGTATGGGAGTGACCTAAAGCAGGTGCGTCAGATTGTCCGTAAGCATAACAAGGCTATTGATGCGTGGCGTGAAGAACAACTTAAGGTTGGGCATATCAAGTCGAGCAGCAAGGTCACAGATCTTATTAACTTTTACTATAGGTCTAATGATTTCAATATGTTACGTGATACAACTAAGGTGGACTACAGGTACTTTCTTACCATACTGCACCAGACAATGGGTGGTCGTAAGTTTGAACACGTTACCGCTAAGGTTGCAAAGAGGGCATATGAAGAATGGGTCAAACGTGGTGTAAGTTTTGCTAATCATGCGGCAACCTGTGCAAGTAGGGTGTACAACTATGCGATACAGATGGAGCATACCACATATAATCCTTGGGCTAACATCAAGCGTAAGTCTCCACCTCAACGAAAGGTGGTATGGACACACGACAATGTGGTTAGATTTCTTGAGGTTGCTTACAGTGACTTTGAGTACAGGAGTGTGGGTCTGATTGTTCAGATGGCATACGAGTGGTGTCAGCGACTAGGTGACATGCGTATGTTACAATGGCATAGCCTAGATCTTGAAGGTAAGAGGCTTAACCTTGAGCAGAGCAAGCGTAGATCTGACGTGTCACTACCAGTATCAGATGATCTGTGTGAGATGTTGAAGGAGCAACGGGCTATGTATCAGACGCTTACTCATTTCGTAGTACCTCATCCTAGACCTATGGGTAGGGTGTACAAACCATATGCTATGGAACGACTATCCAAAGTGGGTAGAAGGGTCATGCGGTTAGCTGAACTACCAGAAGAGCTACGTCTTATGGACTTGCGTAGGACTGGTGTAACACAGATGGTTGAGGCAGGTGTATCATTGCCCCAAGTCATGGCGGTGACAGGACACAATCATGTGTCTTCTGTGAAACCATATGTGAAACATACTTACGTCAGTGCAAATAATGCATTGACACAACGAAACGAATCGCTTATATAATCGAACTAAGTGAGCAACACAGAAAGATTATACAATGAATATTAACAGTATACTGAATGATATATCACTATCTAATGGTGAAACTAAACGTATGACATGTCCTAAATGTAATGGGCGTAATACGTTTACAATCACTAACAATATGGGATCAATTATTTGGAACTGTTACAAGGCTGGGTGTGGTACGTCAGGTGGTACACGTACTCAGCTATCTGCTGATGACATACGTAAGAGCTTAGGTTCTGTTGCAGAAGAGACACACGCTGTATCTTTTTCCAAGCCAGACTATTTGGTGCGGGATCACTTAAAGATACGTGACTTCTGTGACAAGTGGGATCTTGACCCCAAGGTATTGGGTCTTATGTATGATGTAAAAGAACATCGTGTAGTGTTCCCTGTTATACACGATGGAGTAATGGTCGATGCTACAGGCAGATCGTTGGGCATCCGTATTCCTAAGTGGAAACGCTATGGAAAAAACAGATTGCCCTACGCTCATGGATGTGGTAAAACGGCTGTAGTGGTTGAGGACTGCGTAAGTGCAGCGGCTATTGGTAGTGATGTATTTGTCGGGGTGGCAGTGTTGGGTACATCATTAACTGACGCACACAAGACGTACTTGTCGCAGTTCTCAACTATTATTATTGCGCTTGACCCTGACGCATTACCTAAGACACTGCAATTCGCAAGAGAGTTACGTGGCTACGTATCCACGATAAAAGTTTTACGTATCAATGACGATCTAAAGTATCGTGACCCCACAGACATACTAAGTCTGACAACACTAGGAGATAATGTATAATGGAACTATCACTCATCCGCAGTCTTATGGACAAGGAATTTTACGACGAGCATCGAGGTGCACGTTGTCCTGATCGCTTGTTCAGTAAAGACGTTCAGAAGATCAAGCAGTCTATCGACAAGGCTATGTCAACCTACGAGCGTAGCGTCACTCCTGCTGAAATCGAAGCCTTGTTCATGGCTAACAACCCTACACTTACTACAGCACAGAAACAGGCGTACTCTGCCTTGTTCTACAAGGTAGCCAAAGAAGTACCTATGGGCAGTGACATAGCACAAGAGGTGCTATCTAAGTTATTTCAACAGGTAATTGGTGAGGACATTGCCAATCTTGGCTTTGATTATGTCAACGGTAGCAAGTCTACGTTGGAGCCATTACGCCTTATGCTTGAGCAGTACGGCGATGACTTCACGCCTAACCTCAAGGTGGAGTGGGAAGACATTGACCTTGACACTATCCTTGCACTCAATGACCTTGAGACACGTTGGACGTTCAACATCCCAACCCTTACACGTAAGGTTGAGGGCATCAATGCTGGTCACTTGGTAGAGGTAGGGGCGCGCCCTAACACAGGTAAGACATCCTTCCATGCCTCACTTGTAGCTGGGCCTAATGGCTTCTGTGCACAGGGCGCACGTGTCGTTATCATGTGCAATGAAGAAGGCTATCATCGTGTAGTACACCGCTACATTACAGCATGTACTGGCATGGACAAGTATGAGGTAGCTAAGAACAGAGACAAGGCTCTAGCTATGTTCAACAAGATACGTCCACAGTTGATGTTCAAGGATGCAACAGGACGTGACATGAACTGGGTCGAGTCTGTGTGCAAGTCATACAAGCCTGACATAGTTATACTAGACATGGGTGACAAGTTTGCTCGCACTGCTGGCTTCTCACGTCCTGACGAAGCACTCAAAGCTAACGCTATTCATGCAAGGCAGATTGCCAAGCAGCAAGAGTGTGCCATGTTCTACATGTCTCAGCTATCTGCTGATGCAGAGGGTAAGGTTGTACTCAACCAAGCTATGATGGAAGGCTCACGTACAGGTAAGGCAGCGGAAGCTGACCTCATGCTGATGATCTCTAAGAACCCTACAGTTGAAGGGCAAGAGGAAGAAGATAACCAACGCCACATCAATGTGGTAAAGAACAAATTGTCAGGGTGGCATGGTATTGTGCACACTGATTTGGAATACAAGATAGGAAGGTACGTAGCATGAACAACTATTTGTATACAAGCATTGGGCTTGTGGTATTTTACATTGGCCTCAAGATGTTTAGCGGCGGTATGAAAAGCATGGGTAACATAGATCACTTGCAGTGGTTCTTGGGCAATCCTATCTACATGTTCTTTGGGGCAATCGTTATGACACTGGCATGGCAGAGTAGTAGTCTTAGCACTACAGCTATCATCGCCTTGGTTGCATCAGGTGTGCTACCCTTACCTTCTGCTGTGGCTGCTGTGCTTGGGGCTAACATAGGTACTACAGGTACGATCTGGTTGGCTGGTCTGTTAGTGTCTGACGGTATGCCAAGAGGAGACACCTTGCGTATTGCACTGATACACACTGGTGTTAATCTTTTGATGGCACTAAGTCTATTGCCATTCGTAAACCACATAGCTAAGTTTGTGGGGAGAGTAGGATGATAGGAGAAGCATTGACAGCACTTATGATACTGTTATTTCTTATCTGCGGTATAGTATATATAATAATTAGCGAGGTAAATAAATGATACAAACATTTTACGTAGACCACATGGGTACAGACTTATCTGTGGCTAATGCGGCAAGAGTAAGTTTTGGTAAGCGTAGCGAGATGGATACGAGTGACGTATGGGGGCCACCTAAGTTGAAAGACAAGGATGCCAAGCTCATACGTTACCTCGCCAAGCACAAGCACATCAGCCCCTTTGGGCACTGCTTTGCCAGCTTCCACGTTAAGGCACCTGTGTTTGTGGCACGTCAGCTAGTCAAGCATAAGTTCCTACGGTGGAATGAGATCAGCCGTAGGTATGTTGACCATGAGCCTGAGTTCTATCAGCCAACAGAGTGGCGTGGACGTAGCGTAGATGCTAAACAGGGTAGTGAAGGGGTCACTTATCCTGATCCTGACATCATAAGTTTTTACAACCACACTACACTACGCAGTTACAACGAGTTATTAGAACATGGTGTATGCCCAGAGCAAGCACGTATGGTACTGCCTCAGAGCATGGTCACTGAGTGGTACTGGTCAGGTAGCTTGGATGCATTTGCTGACATGTGCAACCTACGTTGTAAGCCTGACACACAGTACGAGACACAGGTTGTAGCTGGTCACATTGACACAGAGATGGCTAAGCTGTTCCCTGTATCATGGAAAGCATTAAGGGAGAATGAATGATGAGAGGTAACATTAACGGTGCAATCAAGGCGTCAGCTATTGTAGCTTTACTGATCGCTGCACCACCAGTACTGATAGCTATGACGTATGACGAGTATCCAAAGTATTGTAAGCTATCAATCTTGCTACCATGTATAGGAGTAAACAATGAGTAAAATAAAAGTAACAGACATAGAAGAACACGAGGACGGTAGTGCTACACTACAAGTAGAGTGTGACCCTGAGACATTCATGGCTATCTTTGACGTAGGGTTTGTAACATTAGTAAAGAGAGGTCTGGAAGATGAGAAGTGGCAGACTTGTTTAACTTGCGGTGGCCCAGCGCAGAATAGTACTTGTGGTTTTTGTTTAGAGGAAGCGGGTAGATGATTAGACCTATGACACAAGAGGAAAGAGAACGTGCAACAGAAAGGAGACTTAGTAATATGACTACAGCAAAATCAATATGTGAGATACGCCTACACAATGCAATGGTACGTAACGAGTTGACACTAGAAGAGTGCATAAATGCCATAGATTCCTTTGCGGAAGATAAAAAGTTTCACGAGCATCTTGACAAGGTATACAAGAATGGAATAGAAGATGATTGGGATACATGGCATGATGGCAATATAACTTAGGAGATAATATGATACTGACCCTCGACGTAGAAAACACAACAGTAAAACGTAACAAGAAACTACACCTAGATCCATTTGAACCAGAGAACTCTTTGGTTATGGTGGGTATGCTAGGTACTGACGGCACTACAGATGTAATTACATTTGATCATGCAGACGTAGAGCCTACACCTGATGGGCACAAGATGGTACAAGATACTCTTGACCTCACTACACTGCTCATTGCCCACAATGCTACACACGATCTAGTATGGTTGTGGGAGTCAGGCTTCACCTATGATGGGCCTGTCTACGACACCATGCTGGGTGAGTACATACTGCAGCGTGGACAGAAAGAACCTCTGTCACTTGAGGCATGTGCTGAACGACATGAGCTTGAGACACAGAAGCAGGACAGCCTCAAGGCGTGGCTCAAGGATGGTAACTCAGTACGTGAGATGCCACACGACGAACTATCTTCGTACCTAATCTCTGACCTTCAGGCTACATATCAGTTGTATCAGAACCAGAGTGCACGTTACGAAGATGCTATGGGTCTTATACCCACACTCAAGCTGACGCAACAGCTTGTCGTACACCTTGCCCGTATCTATCAGCGGGGCTTCAAGGTTGACATGGAAGAGTTGTACAGGGTTAAGGATGACTTTGAGCGTGAGCGTAATGAGCTACTGTTTGCCTTGGAAGAACAGGCCAGTGACCTCATGGGTGACAGACCTGTCAACGTCAACAGCACAGAGCAGTTGTCTATGGTTATCTACAGCCGCAAGCCATACGACAAGAAGGTTTGGGCAGATCTATTTGATGAGCGTATGCCTGACTCTGAGTACAGATCCACTGTATCGCAGCACTCAGAGAAACTATTCAAACAGAAAGCACATCAATGCAGAGATTGCTATGGTACAGGACAAGTACGAAAGGTAAAGAAAGATGGAACTCCATTCGCTAGAACTAATAGATGTACTAATTGTGACGCTACTGGCTTTATATACACTGATACCAATACTGTTGCTGGACTGAGGTTCGTAGCACCTACAGCTAAGTGGATCAGTAACGCTGGCTGGGGCACTAGCAAAGACAACCTCGTGCACCTTGAGGGTGTGGCTAGATCCAAAGGCATGAAGGATGCTGAGCGCTTCTTACAGAACGTGCGTAGATTGTCTGCTGTCGAGACATACCTCAAGAGTTTTGTCGGTGGCATCGAGGACTTTACTAAGTCTAACGGTATGCTGCACGTGAACTTGCAACAGCACCGCACCTCTACTGGTCGGTTGTCAGGTCGCAATCCTAACATGCAGAACATGCCACGTGGTGGTACGTTCCCAGTCAAGCGTGTATTCATATCACGTTGGGAAGGTGGTAAAGTTATTGAAGCTGACATGGCCCAGCTTGAGTTTCGTGTCGCTGCATTCCTAGCGCAAGACACTACAGCCATCAAGGAAGTATCTACTGGCTTCGACGTTCATAGCTACACCGCCAAGGTTATCAGCGAGGCGGGTCAGCCTATGACCAGACAGGAAGCTAAGGCCCACACATTCGCACCTCTGTATGGTGCCAGTGGCTTTGGTAGATCCAAGGCAGAGGCTGCGTACTACAACCAGTTCACTACTAAGTATTCTGGTATTGGTATGTGGCATCAGGCTCTAGCCAAAGAAGCCCTCAACACAGGCAAGATCACTACACCATCTGGACGTGAGTTCGCATTCCCAGATGTAACCAGACGTAAGCATGGGGGTGTGACATTTTTCACACAGATTAAAAATTATCCTGTGCAATCGTTCGCAACCGCTGACATCGTACCTATATCTCTGATATATGTAGACAAGATGCTTACAGCTAACAAGATGCAATCATGTGTCGTAAACTCTGTACACGATTCCTTAGTGATAGATGTACATCCAGATGAAGAGGACAAAGTACTACGCATTATCAACTCTGCAAACGACAGGTTGGCAGAACTGGTAAATGTTAAGTGGGGTATAGACTTTAACGTACCCTTATTATTAGAAGCAAAGATAGGCCCAAATTGGCTTGACACAAAAGACGTACTGTGATATAACCACCGTCTGTCTTAAATGAAATATAGGAGAATATAAACATGACACAAGTAACAACAGCAACAGATAACTATGCAGCAATGGCCCAACAGATGGGCATGTCAACCGCTATGCCTTCCTCTGAGAAGAAGAAGTCTAGCAACCTTCCACGTTTGCGTATCCACCACAACCCATTGATGGGTGAGATGGAAGTCAAAGGTAAGATGGTAAAGGTTGAGGTAGTTGATGGTGGTACATACAAACTAGAAGTACCAGAAGACCAGACCTACTATGCTGGTAGTGCAATCATTCGCCCATTCTTACAGCGCTTTATGTACAAGCGTTTTATCATGGGCACTGACAACTCACCTAATCGTTATGTCAAAACTGTTATGGCTAATGACCTTAACAGTGACATGAAGGACAACGACGGCGGCTTCAACTGTGGTAAACCTTCTGGTTGGATTGAAGACTTCGCTGCGTTGCCTGACACGATGAAGGATCTTATTCGCTCTATCAAACGAGCGCGTGTTCTACTTGGTACAGTAGAGCTTGTAGATCCTGTAGATGAAGATGGTAACAGCGTAACACTTGCGCCCAGCCCATTCATCTGGGAGATTGAGAATCGTGACGCCTTCAAAACAGTTGGCGGCATCTTTACTCAACTCACAAAAATGCGGCGTCTACCACCGCAGCACACCTTCTCTGCTACCACAGAGAAGCGTGAGTTACCTAATGGTAATTGTTTCTATCTGCCTAACGTGCAGTTAGATGCTGCAAACACTATCGACATTGCAGATAGTGACTCACAGGAAACGTTGGCTAACTTCCTAGCTTGGATCTCAAACTACAACGAGTACATCTTAGGTGCTTGGGATGAGAACAAGCATAAGAATGATGACGTTGACGAAGAGCTTGTTGACTCTTTCGTTGACATCGACGCTGACGAGTTCGTGTAATGAACCATCCTGCTGAACTGTCTATTCATTCTTACTTGGTCAATGCGACTAAGGGTGAGTCCTCTATGTCAGAGGACACCATCCAACAAGTAGGCGCAGAGGTTATGGAAGCAATGCGTAAACAGTTTGGCGGGGGCAATAAGCGTGACGGGTTTCGCTTACGTATGTCTAACATAGGTAGGCCAACCTGTCAGCTTTGGTTTGAGAAGAACAAGCCAGAGACTGCGTTGCCCAAGCCAACCACATTTGTAATGAACATGTTGATAGGAGACATAGTTGAGGCTGCTTTCAAGGGCATACTAAAAGAAGCAGGTGTATCATATCGTGATGCAGAGCATGTAACTCTTGAGTTAGACAAGACAAAAGTAAACGGTACGTATGATCTAATTATAGACGGTGCCGTAGACGATGTTAAGTCTGCCTCTGATTGGAGTTATAGAAACAAGTTCGAGTCTTTTGATACACTAAAGAACAGTGATCCATTTGGATATGTAGGTCAGTTAGCTGGCTACGCTAAGGCATCAGACACTAAGGCTGGTGGCTGGTGGGTAGTAAATAAAGCTAATGGAAATATTAAATATGTTCCTGCTGATACCCTTGACATGAAAGAAGAAATTACCACATTGAATAAGACAGTTGATACTGTCGAGAGTAATGAGTTTAAGCGTTGCTTCAGCCCTGTACCTGAGACATTCAGGGGGAAGGCAACGGGTAATACCATTCTCAATGATAGCTGTAAGTTCTGTGACTACAGGTTCAGTTGCTTTGAAGGGTTGACAGAGACTGAATCACGAGTATCACAGGCTAAGAACAAACCTACAGTTGCGTACATAGATTAAAGGAGAAACATATGTTAGGTGATGACGAAATCAAAGAGATGCAAGATCAGATTACTGCTATGGAAAAGGATCTTGTAGAGCGTAAGAAGCAGCTACACGAAGCTAAGTATGCAGGACTACGTTCAGCTATGGAAGCACGTAAGGCTGCAGACGATGTAATACGGCAGGAGCTACGATCACTAGGTGTATCTACTGTAAGTAGTTTGCCTAGTCCTTGGAATGGATTGTGGCGTATCTAAATGCGGGGTAAGCAATACTCTGCTGCCCTAAAACATGGGTATAGGAGCGGCCTTGAGGTAAGAAACAAAGACTATCTTAACGAACTTGGACATCCATTCAAGTACGAAGCCATTAAGATAGAGTGGGAAGATCTCATGTACCGCACCTATACTCCTGACTTTATTCTAAAGAATGGTATTATAATTGAAACTAAAGGCAGGTTCACAGCAGACGATAGGCGCAAACATTTAATGATACAGAAGCAACATCCTAAGTTGGATATACGTTTTGTATTTACCAGTAGCAGAGCTAAACTAAGTAAGGGTGCTAAGACTACGTATGGACAGTGGTGCGAGAAGAATAAATTCCTGTACCATGATCGCATTATTCCAGAGGAATGGCTGCATGAAAAGGGTAAGGACAAACATCCACCCTTGATACAGTTTCCTCTAAAGAAAATAAAAAGGAGATAAGATGAGTAGTGAAAAAATATTTATGGACTTTGATCAGAACGATTACATCATACGGATCAGCCCCTTCTTAAATAAAAAAGGTGAGTGGACAGGAGAAATAATGGTAGGCACTTGCACTACAGATGACAATGTGCTATCAGACTTTGACCATGCACAACTAATGAAGCTGTCTCATATGATGTGTGCATCGCTTCCTGTAATGGAAGAAGACTCAGCAGTACGTAGGTTACTAGAGAACGAGGTAGAGAGAACTATCGACGATGCACTAGAAGAAGAGAAGGAAAAAGTTAAGCCAGCCATTGAGGTTGCAGGGGTATCAGATAATGTAATATCTGTATTATTTAATAGCAAAGGAGACACAGATGGTTGACGTAGTAAACAAGCCACCACATTACAATACATCCAACATAGAATGCATTGACGCTATGGCAGCTATGGTAGAGGACGCTGATGTAACAGCACACGAAGCATACTGCTGGCAGAATAGCTTCAAGTATCTGTGGCGCTGGAACTACAAGAATGGAATAGAGGATCTACAAAAAGCTAAGTGGTACATAGAGCGTTTGATTGAGGAAGTGGACAGTAGGAAATGATAATCAAAACATTTCTTACACTTGAGCTTGATGAAGACGAATACCCTGTACCATCTGACGGAAATATTGAAGAAGAAATTAGGGCATTGATTCTTGAATACATATATGATATTGATGGCCTAGACGTAAAACATTTGAAACTATTTATGGAGTGATGATAATATGAATAACTATTTACCAACCGACTATCAGTCGTTCATCCACAAATCCCGCTATGCTAGGTGGATACAGGATGCAGGAAGACGTGAGACATGGGATGAAACTGTAGGCAGATACATAGACAACGTAGTAAGACGTGTCCTACCTGACAGCTTACATAACCTTGCATTAGAATGTGAGCAAGCTATCTTAGGCTTAGAGGTAGCACCTTCCATGCGAGCTATGATGACTGCAGGGCCAGCCCTCGACAGAGATAACACTGCTGGCTACAACTGTAGCTATCTACCCGTAGATGACCCTAAGTCCTTCGATGAGGCTATGTACATCCTCTTGTGTGGAACTGGTGTCGGGTTCAGTGTCGAGCGTCAGTACGTTACTAAACTTCCTGAGATCCCTGAGCTGTTCTACAGTGATACTACAGTCGTTGTCAAAGACAGTAAGGAAGGTTGGGCTAAAGCGTTCCGTCAAGTTCTTGCTCTCCTCTGGGCTGGTGAGATCCCCAAGTGGGATGTCTCTCGTGTTCGTCCTGCTGGTGCTAGACTAAAAATATTTGGTGGCAGAGCCAGTGGCCCAGCGCCGTTAGTCGAACTGTTTAACTTCGCTATCACAACGTTCAAGAATGCACAGGGCCGTAAGCTTACAAGCATTGAGTGCCATGATCTTATGTGTTTCATTGGTCAGATTGTTGTGGTCGGTGGTGTACGCCGTAGTGCTATGATTAGTTTGTCTAACCTCTCTGATGACCGTATGCGTCACGCTAAGTCAGGCCAGTGGTGGGAGACTGCAGCTTGGCGAGCGTTAGCTAATAACTCAGTTAGTTATACAGAGAAGCCTGACATGGAAACATTCATGCGTGAGTGGCAAGCATTAGTAGAAAGTAAATCAGGAGAGCGTGGTGTATTCAACAGGCAAGCTAGTAAGAATCAAGCTAAGAAGTACGGTAGACGTAACCCTGACTATCGAGTTTGGAACTAACCCATGTAGCGAAATCATACTACGTCCGTATCAGTTTTGCAACCTTACTGAAGTTGTTATCAGAGCGACAGATACACTCGCAGATTTGGAGCGAAAGGTAAGGATTGCAACCGCACTTGGTACTATTCAGTCTTCCTTAACTAACTTTCCTTACTTACGTAAGGTATGGAAGAACAATACAGAAGAAGAGCGTTTGCTTGGGGTATCACTGACGGGTATCATGGACAACCCTATTACTACATCAGAGAACAAAGGATTGGAGAAGACCCTTGCACATCTTCGTGGAGTTGCTGTCAATACTAACGCTGAACTTGCTGACACTCTTGGTATACCTCATAGCACTGCAATTACGTGCGTCAAACCATCAGGCACAGTCTCGCAACTGGTGGATTCAGCCTCTGGGATACATGCTCGCCATAGTGCCTATTATATCCGTACTGTTCGTGGTGATAACAAAGATCCATTGACACAGTTTATGATGGATCAAGGCATTCCTAATGAGCCATGTGTTATGAAGGGAGACACGACTACTGTGTTTAGCTTCCCTGTCAAGTCACCCCGTAAGTCAATCACTCGCAATGATATGACAGCGATTGAGCAACTAGAGACTTGGCTATGTACCAACGGCACTGGTGTGAGCATAAACCAAGCGTGACTATTTCAGTTCGTGATGATGAGTGGATGGAAGTGGGTGCATTTGTTTACAAACACTTTGATGAAATGTCAGGTGTGTCTTTCTTGCCACACTCAGATCATACATATCAACAGGCACCATACCAAGATGTAGACAAGGATACATATAGTGTGCTACTAAAGTCTATGCCTAAGAAGATTGATTGGGCTGGGCTGTCTGAGTACGAGAAAGACGATAACACCGCTGCAATGCAAACTATGGCTTGTACTGGTGATGCATGTGAAATAGTAGACATAACATAGAAGGAGATATAATATGTTTGAAGTAATTACATTTTTAGCAGGGGCAGTAGTAGTAGCTGACCTAATCATCCCAACTACAATAGAGTTTGTCAGTGGGTTCCTGTAACTAATGTATGTTGTAATTTCACGTAATGAATGCATCTTCTGTGACAAGGCTAAGGAGTTGTTAAATGTAGATCGCATTGGTTACGTGGAGTACAATATACAATCCCCCAGCAGCAAGTGGTTGTTGCATCTTTTAAAACAAGCAAACATAAAAACTGTACCTCAGATATTTGACAGTAATGGAAAACATATTGGTGGGTACACTGAACTCAAGGAGTATTTAAAATGATTATTGAAGTACCAGTTACAGAAGAAATGATTATTGAAGCAACAAAAAAAGCCAGAGAGATGGGCCAACTTAAAGGTTCAATGATGAACGGTGGGCGCAATCTTTCTGGCTTTCTAGGAGAACTGGCAGTGCATTCTCTGTTGGGTGGGGAGATCCATAATACATATGATTATGACATCCTTCTCAATGGTAAGAAGATAGACGTAAAAGCTAAGAGTACCAACTACAAACCTAAACCTGAGTATGCAGCTACGATCTTTAAGTACTCTGAGAAACAAGGCTGCGATTACTTTGTGTTCACAAACGTAAAGAAAGACTTGTCTAAGGTGTGGGTGTGTGGTACGTATGAACGTGACGGGTTCGTAAAGGATGGTGTACTAAAGCGTAAGGGTGAGAAGTTTTACGCAGGTACTAGAGAAATCGAATACCGTAGAGATAACTACGAAATGAAGATAGGTGATCTTAAGCCTATAGATGTATTAAAAGAAGCAGCATAAGGAGAGTATAATGGGCAACAATAAAAACATGAGAAAGCAACGTGGACTAGGGAAGCACGATGCACCATTGCGTGTCCAGTACAATCAGGGGTCACAAGACTTCAGAGCAGGGCGTGTCACTAACCCATTCCATAAAGACACAATGCAGTACAGGGAATGGGAGAGAGGGTTTAGCAAATCCTATTTTGAAACATTGAAACGGCAGAAGGAATATGAATCTAAAAGAAGAAGCAACCAAATTTCTACAGGAGAAGTACAGCATGTCTGACTTTAATTCGTATCAGCGCAACGCAAGTTCAACTGCCATCTACCCAGAGGAGCATCGTATCCTCTACCCTGCGTTAGGGTTAGCTGGTGAAGCAGGTGAAGTAGCCAACAAGGTAAAGAAGCTCATACGTGACGGTCCTGATAAGCGTCCTGACACATGGCGAGAGGACATAGCCAGTGAGATTGGTGATGTACTCTGGTACTGCGCTGCACTAGCTACTGATTTGAACTTGTCATTAGGTATGATAGCAGGACAGAACGAAAAGAAACTAGGGCAACGAAAACAATCTGGAACTCTAGGCGGTAGTGGTGACACACGATAAACTAAAGGGGGCTTAATTGCCCCCTCTTTTATTTACTACCAAAAGCACTAGACGCTTTCTTAGATGTTTCTATTAATTTTAATACGTCTTTTAGCTCTGCCATGTTGGGCGGTTCACCAAACCTTCTGATGTATTCACTAAAGCCCAGCGCTCTAGTCTTTTTACCCATCCTTCTATAGTCTTCGTGAGCAACAAGTAGTTTATCCGTATCCTTAGCACTAACACTTTCTGACGCTTTAAGTAAAGCACCTTTTTGTTTGTTTAAATAAGGAACTATTCTTTGATTTACATACTTATCTATGCTAATACCTTCTTCTTTTAAACTAGGTTCCTTTAAATAATCTTTACGTAAAATAGTTTCAAAGCTTCTAGCACCATCAATAATCTTAGGTAAGTATTTTTGTAGGTATAAATTTTCCACAGCCTGTCTTGATGGTATCCTAGATTTACTAGACATTTCCCACTTACTTAACCCTTTGCGCTTTAAGTACTCACCATCATCTGAGTCCATAGTGTATTGAGTTACACCCGCAACTAAACCAAGACCCATGTTAAGCCGTTGCCTGTCAGGTGTAAACACATCTACACGCTGTTCACGTTCAAACTCTTTAGATGGCGTAAAAATATTACTAACGCCAGCGGTACGCATACTTCTAGCAGTTTCAGAAATAGCAGCTTGTAGATAGTTTTCGTTTAGTGTGTCTCTATCTTCTGCTTGCTCAGTGTATGTAGCTGGCCTGTACCCTGTAGCCCTTTGTAGTTCAGGAACTTGCGTTAAAGGTATCGTCCATGTGCGTAGATAGTTAGCTAGGTTTCGTGATAGTAATTTTTTAAACGACTCACTACTAGCAGGATCGCCAGAGTCTGCAATAATATTTGTTATTTCTTCTACGTATATATTTGCAGTACCTGTTCTAGCAGCAGTACCTAAAAATACTTCCTGTACTTCTTTAACGTCTATCCACTCAGCTAGAGTTTTAGCAGACTCACCCTCATCCCTTGTACCAAAAGGGGTCCACATCCCACGCTTAATAGCTTCACCAATCCACATAGCCTGACGTAAGGGAAAGAATGAGGTAGTATCCCAGACTTTACCTTCGTCTGTAACCATTTCTTTGTGGTCAGCGGGTGACCCCTCAGAGATACGATATTGATAAGCTGCGTATATAGCAGACCAACCAGTTAAGTTGCGCCCTATTAGCTGCCTGTCCTTAGCATCTAAGGCATCACCCCACTTTTTACCATTAACATTGAATGCCTTACGTATGCCTACGTTAAGTGCACCGCCACCATACTGACCCATAAGTTCCATAGACTTAAACATAAAACGTGGGAAAGGTGTAGTTACAGCAGTCAAACCATTACGAGTAAGCCAGTTACTAAGATCTGCCAGTGCAGTTATCTCAGGTGGACTAGCATAGGTAATGTCCAGTGCTTTTTTAGTACTGTCTTCTATAAGCTGTTCAAATGTAGGTGCGCCTTTAGGTCTTACGCTAGATGCATTTGCGATAAGATCACCTATCTTACCTTCTTCTAGCATAGTCATTAAGCTCTTGTCGTAGTGTCTACTTACTAGACGCTCAAGCTCACCCATAAAAGCAGCCCTACGAATAGTAAATTCTTGTATTCTGTTTGGTGTGTTTAAGACATTAACTACGTCTTCTAACTTTGTAAGTGTGGCGTCAACTGCACCACCTTCACCTCTACCTGTTGCTACCTGATACTCATTTACCATGTCAAACAAGTTTTTATGTTTGTCTATAAACTCAGGACGCTTAAGTATAAAGTCAGTTACATCTCTTGCCATAACGGGGTTAGCAACCACGCGCTGTAACATTTTAGTGCTGTTGTACCATTGCTTAGGACTGATAGCTGTTTTAGCTCCTGCCCATGTAGCTTGCATAACAGCTTTTCTGTAACCTATATCATTTCTTTTTTGAAACTTCTGACTCATTTCATACATAATAGAATCAGAAACATTTTCAAGAGTTTCTAATGGTGCGCGAATGGCAAACGAACCTGCGTTACGAAAGGCAGTCTTAACCATAGATACCATACCACCGCGCCGTAAGTTTTCTATACGCCGCCACGTTTTAAGTATATCATTCTGACCCTCTTGGCGAAGCTTTTCCTTCATAGCCCTAAGATCATCTACAGAACCTGCTCTACGTATTTGAGATAGTTTCTGTAATATCTTACCTGCCTCTGAGCCACCAGTAACGACCATGTTTACGTAGTCATCAAAACTTAGTCCATATTTATTTAACATGTCAGCTAATTCTTGAGAGTCTTTAAACCCTATTTTATTATCTGTAGTTAAATCGAATAGACTTTCAATAATAGTTTTATCTTTAGAGAATGCTGACGGGTTTGTTTTCTTTAAGTCAGATGCGATAGCTACAATAGCATTAAACTTTTCAGCGTTAAGTAATGGTGTTACTAATTCATCTACCTCTTCTGTCAACCCACTAAATGCTTCTACTTCACCAACACCCCATTTAGCATTAGCTTCTGTAGAACTTTTAGCAAACTCAGCGGCACGTAGATCCTGCATAGCTTTAACATCTTCAGCTACAGTACGCCCATGTTCCTTAGCAGCCTCAAAATCCATAACCTTTCTACCATCTACTACAGTAGACACAGTTACCTGCTTGCCAGTAGCATCTACCATAGTTTCTTCGTACTCAGTTATAATCTGCTCTGCAATATCTTGATTTTCATCTGCTACTTTTTTAGCGGCTTCTGCTTTTACACGTAACTCTGCGTCTGTGGCCTCATTTATTTTCGCCATGCGGCGAGCGCCAAGTGTTTTATTTTTTAGTGCACCAACTATGGGCTGTGCTAGTTGTTTAGTTCCTGTAATAGTAAAGGCAAGTTCTGCTGCACTGATACCAAGATTAGCAGCCATAACACCATACTCACCGTCTTCATAAGCCTGTCTTGCGTTGGCTACATTTTCAGGTATGTCAGCAATACCTAAAGCAGCACCTAAAAAGGGTGACCACTCTGCACCTTCGATTATGTATGTAATAGTTAAAGGTGAGTAACCTTGGTCTACTAATGTAGACGCCAACTCTTTACGTATAGGATTATCACCCTGTAGCATGTCGTTTACCATGTAGGCACGATCTTCACGTTCTATCATGTAATCACGTAAAGCTTCTTCGCGTGTAGGTTTCCTTACATCGTCACCTAATTGTATATTAGTAATATCTTCTACTTCTACTTTATAATATCTGCCATCCTTTAACGCACGTTCTCTTTCCCAGATCTTAACTGCTTCATTATAAATGTTATCAATATTTTCTTCAGCAAAATCAAAGTCATCATTCATTAAAGCATCTACACGTGGGTCAAGTACCTCAGTATCTACTGGTATATCTGTAGAAGGTACATCATCAACAGATGGTATGTCATCTAGTGATAGTAGCTCTTGTGGTTCATATGTAGTTAGTGTGTCCTCAGTAAGAGAAGGCGCAACAGGATCTTCTAGCACTGAGTCTGCATCCTCATTAGTGCTTTCTGAAAGGCCAGTGTTTTCTTGTATAGCAGTATCTGCTACATCAGGAAACATATCTATTTTATTATCTTTCTCCTCCTCGTCTACACTAAGTAGATCATCTAATGGAGGTAAAGTATAATTGCTATTCATATCCAAAGTTATATTCCCTACTATTTTCTATAAAAAGTGTGTCCATAAATAATTTCTTGCCCAACTCTAATTGCATGATACATATTACCATTGTAGGCGTATGCAATTACGTCACCATCTCTGTATAAATTTACATTATTTCTTATATAGTTAGGGTCTACGTAAGCATAATCGACGGGTGAATCTTCATCCTCTACAGAATATTTTTTTAACGGAACATAGCCTTCAACACCTGTTTTTCTAATTTCATTTTTTAGTGCCTCATTTTCTGCGCCTGCAAGTGCAACTCTGTAATCCGCTAAAGCAGGATTAATTTTAGTACCAAAAATTTCTCTTGCTGTTTCTCCTATACCTTGTATTTGAACTAACATTTCTCTATTATCTTTCCATTCAGCCACATCGTTAAGTTCCATTAGCTCCTCATATGCTACTTGATGTGCCCTTGCAACTAGAAGTGCGTCACCCTCAACATATGTAGGGGTGCCATCAAGACCAAAAGATACACTAGGAACGCCACTTAACTTTCTGTTTAAAGTATTTTTAAGTAAGCTATTACGATCAGGAATAGATAAGTCATCAGGTACTTTATTTTCTTTTTTGAAAGCTACATACTGTTCTGTTACCTTAGCATATTGTTCTTTATAACGTTCTTTAGATTCCGCGTCTTCAGCACTAGCCATTCTGTCAGATAGTTCAACTAGTCTAGCTTCAAATGTTTTTGCTTTAGTACGAACTTTAGTAGGTAAACTTTTAAACCTAGAAGCAAAAGGAATAGCATCACCCTGCTTAACTGCAGGTCCAGCTTCTGCTTCAGTACGTAGTGATGTAGCTACAGGAGCAACCTCTGCTCTTTCAATTTCAAATTCTTTTAAATCATACATAGTTCTAGGATCTAGGTCTTCTGCTCTATATGCGTTTGCCTGTTCCAGCGCATACTTAGCGCCAGCTTTACCTGTCTTAAGTATACTAGTCATTTGTGCTTCATCATAGTGTAGCGCAAGGCTTTGTGTTAGATCTATAAGTTCACGCTCACGTTCACGTGCTAACTTCTCATCTTCTCTTTGTGCAGCACGAGCTTCTCTGTCTATAGATCTTTGTTCAAGACGCTCTTCCTCACGCATACGTGCAGCTTCTTTGTTGCTTTCCTGTATACGTGCTGATACGGCCTGTGAAAAGCCACCTATGAATGCACCTGCATTAAACGCCATTGTTATCTCCTAGCCATTAAACCTTTTACGCTGTCTACTACATTCTCTGCAACAGCTTCTACGTTTTCTTCCTCACCCTGCTCTACCTCATCATCTTCCTTCATGTTTTTTCTAGCACGTTTTACTGCCAGAGCAATCTTGGAATCTGGAAACTTATCAGGATCAATGTCGGGATCACGCAATCCCATGTCGTATTTAACACCATTTTTATCGCCTACAAAAGCAAGCATTTCTAGTAGGACTGGTTGTATAAGTATACCCACGTCTAGTGTGTGCAGCCCCTGCATTACACCGCCTAGTTGAAGTGAGTTTGATAGCGCAGCGAGTGGCGTACCTAGTTCCATAACATCAAGAAGTTGATCTTGAAACTGTGGTTCTAACAAACGAGAAGAATAGAACTCCAACGCTTCATCTATTGTATCATACTTAGCTGGTTGCTGCCAAGGCATACTGCCCATCTCAGCTACTATTCCCTGCCCACCTACAGGTGCGTCAAAGCTTGGCCCCTTATCCATCTGCTAGTGCCTTTCTTGCCATGTTAATTTCACGTACATATTCAACAACCATTTCACTAGGATCTTTAGTAGCCTCAGTTTCTTCTGGTTTCATTGTTCTACGTAACAGTCCACCCTTTTCTGATGTAGTTCCTGTAGCTACTTTTTTAGCCTGTGCTTTACGCAGTACATTTAAATACGCTGTTCTATGATTATTATAGCTCATTATTAACCCCCTTCGTTATAGCCCATCCAAGTTCCTACTACAGAATCTGAATCTGCCATTAAAAGATTACCTACTAGGTTACCTGCTGCGCTCCACCAAGAGGAATTATTAGAATCATTAGCACGATCTTTATATCCCTTTTGACGCATTTCTTCCATAGTCATATTTGCAATTCGATCCTTTTCATTTTCAGAGGAATCAAATGCCCACTTCATTGTGTCACTATAGAAGCTAAACAAATTATTGTAGGCAGTATTGGATACATCTAAAGCATTTTTTGCGTTTAATTCGTTCACTCTATTTACAGTAGCATTATCTACTGTAGCAACTTGTCTGCGCCAGTTAGCATTAAATTGATCTACTACTAATCTGTTATTAGCATTGAATTGCTCACGTTGATTTTGAACATTAGCGTTAAACTGAGACATAGCATTCTTTTGACCAGCATTATATTGTGACATTGCATTACTTTGAGAAGCATTGAACTGACTTACTTGTGCACTTAAGCTATCATAAAATTGATTAGTCTGGTTTTCTGATGTTGCATTAAATGCATTAGCAGCGTTACGTGCGGCAGCATCTGTAAACATACTCTGTACCCTAGACTGAGCAGCAAACATATTAGCAGCTTGCTGATTAGAAAGGTTAGCCATATCCATAGACATAAAGTTCTGTGCGTTTTGCACAGCAGCTTGTTGACGATTGCTAAGGTTAGCCATATCTAAGTTAGATAACGCAGCAGCTTCAGCCATAACCATAGCTTGTCTATTATTTAAATTAGCCATGTTCATCGTGTTAGCGATACGACTATTTTCAAGGGCTACCGTTTGCTCTGCTGTAAAATTCATGTTAGCTACGTCAGATATTTTAGATGCATTCATTACACGAGCTTGGAATGCTTGATCAAACTCTTGGCCCATAAACTGTGCACGTTGTTGCGCTGCGAGCATAGCACGTTGCTGGCGGTTCGATAAGTTTTGAGCTTCAAACTTTGCAAATGTAGATGCATCAGCTTGTGCAATAGGTAGCGCACTTTCCATTGCAGCTTGAACCATAGCCTGACCTGCCATACTAGATGCAGATATACCACGAGATGCCATTTTAGACATGACACCACGTAGTGCACCCGCTGCCCATGCAGGAGGATTGTTGGCATCAAAGTCTTTTGTTAGCTCGCCTAGCTGTCCTTGTACTGTAGCTTTTTCAGAAGGTGTAGCTGTTGCTGCTTGTACTTCTTCTGTAAACTTAGCAGCCTTTTGTGCATTAGCTGCCCCTGATATAATTTCACCGTCCTGTATCTCACGTTGTACAGGATTCTTCATTAAAATAGCTTTGCCTTGAGCAGCTTCTAAATCAGATACGGAACTTTCTGTTTCTTGAGCAGCTTCTACCTGAGCTTTATCTGACACTTCACCTTTAGCTACGTCTACTTTAGCAGCGGCATCAACATCATCCTTAGTTGTTTCAGCTTCCACTGTCGCCGCAGCCTTTGCTTCAGGAGCAGTTGCATCTGTTGTAGTAGCCTCTGTAGTAGTTCCTGTTTTAGCTTCACCAACCTGACCAGCAGTATCATCTACGATTTGATCATCTGATGTTTCTATCTTAGTAGCTTCTACAGTTGTACCTTCTGGCATTGATCCCGTAGGATCTTGTAATCTTTCAATAGTAACTTCTGCAGCAGACTTACCTTTTGGTTTATCTTCTGGTTTATTTTCTGGTTCATCTTCTGGTGGTGTAGTAGTAGGTGGGGAGGCTGGTGTAGAAGCTGAAGTTTTAATGGGGTCTTGCCCTAAAGCTACCATGCCAGCACTCAATAGTTTTTCATCAGGATTAACAACAAGATTCTCAGATCCAGGTCTTTGAAGGGGTCTTTGATATAAAGAAGCGTTTGGGTCTTCAAGAACCATACCCGTATTTGGTAAACTAGCATTTAAAGGTTGAAATATGTTAGAAGTCGGTACACTAGCAGCAGCCTTTGCTTCTTCTGACATTAAGTTATATGCAGAATTTAATACTCCTGTAGGATTTGCAGGTATAGCACCACCAGCGCGATAGTTTTGTACATAACCTCCACTTGCCATTTTCATAGCAGACTTTCTGTAAGTATCCATTTTTTGCATAGCACTGGGGTTACTCTGTAAGTACTGATCAAACTTATCCATATCACCTTGATAACCAAGTGAACCCGCAATACGTTTCATTGCCTCTGGCTTAAATCCTTTAAACTGCATCATTGTGTTACTTCCTTATTATCCATTTACTACTTCGTTTAATCCCCAAGTCATAGCGGCCAAGCCTATTATAAATACTAATACACCTGCTGTCAAGGATAAACCCCAAAATAATCTATCTCTAGCTGCAGCCTGTTTCTCTAATGCCTCTTTGTGGCGTTGTCTAGCAGCAGCTTGCTCCTTGACTACTAAATCCCACATTCCTGGTGGTCCATATAACTGACACGCTGAACGCAATTCATCCATTGCTTCTTTGTGTTTCATCTTAGCTTGGGCGATAGCAAACCCTTCTTCTTCAGATGAAGACAGTCTACCTAGTGGGCCTTTGTGTTTACCCTTTTCAGCAAGCTGTATTTCAGAATCAAGTTTTGCTAGTCTACCAAAGTGAGGTAGTAAATCAGCTACATCACCACCAGCCTTAACTGCAGAGCTAACTGCACCTGCTATCTTAGTTACTGCGCCAGCAAGTGCTAGTACTTCAATCATTTATTTTCCTACTTGCATCCACACAGCAGTAGCTATAAATGTCAGTACTGCAACTGTACCTAATTGTATGAGTGTTTTCCATATACTTTTCTTTGTGTCACGCCATGAGTCTAATAGACTACGTAATTCTCTAATATCAGTAGCTGCATCTAAGTCAGCCAATCCTAAGTCACACAAGGCTTGCCTAGCACCCTTCTTAGCGGCTCTATCCATCATAGCTTCTAGTTGCTCTGGCGTTAGCGGGGTCATGTGTTTACCTCATAATAAGTAACAAATATAGCACCACTAGATCCGCTACCTGTAGAACCTGCACCACTTTCTGAGGAAGAACCTCCAGATCCTGCACCGTAATCGTTCCCTGCATCAGAAGCACCCGCCGCACCGCTTGAGTGTTGTACACCCGCGCCACCTTGGAAGGTAGCACTTACGTCAGAACCCCATTCTGAGGGTTTAGTGGGAGCCGCAGTAGTAGCACCTTTAGAGTAACCCGCTGCTGAAACTGTTGTTCCATTATGACCACCAGATCCTAAATTTGGAGAACCCCCACCGCTAGACGCAGATGCATCTCCACCAATTAAGAAACCAACAGACTTACCACCAGTAAAATTACTCTCACCGCCAGAGCCTGTACCACCCTCAGATGCAGAGCAGTGCCCCCAAGTAGTTGTAGCAGTTGAAGAGTTTTCTCCTACAGGGGTGGTTGCAGTAGCTGTGGTGCTAGGATTACCTTGTGCCTGACCAAAACCACGCAGCCCACCACTTGCAGAAATTGTTGTGCCTGTGCCGTTAGGGTTAAATGTGGTTGTGCCCCCGTTACGCCCTGATTTTCTAGTGCCACTACTAGCAGGATAGACAATGGATCCACCGCCAGCACCAATACTAATACTGGCAGAAGTGATACCATGATCCTGCACAGAGTATCTACGAAATGCTGTACCACCTGCACCCCCGCCAGAGCTTACCTTTTCACGACCAGAATCTGTAGAGCCTCCACCGCCAGAGCCACCGCCACCTACAACATATACATGATACTGAACACAACCTGACTGTGCTGGCGACCAAGAAGTACCACTAGCTTTTGTTTCTGTTGTGCCTTTCTTTCTAAGTATCCTAGTTTTATTGCGGTAGTTAGAAAAAGAAGTAGTAGCGCCTGATGCTGGCAAATCGCTGGGCACAGGATTCGTACCACTATTTAGATTTGCATTAAGGGATACAGCACCAGACTGTCCATAGTAGTCGCGCAACTCACTCATAGATATTGAGCCAGAAGCGTGACCAAAGTTATCTATTGCGGTTATTGTCATTACGCGCTACCAAATGCTGTTACATCGTTCTCTACAGTAAGCGCACCTGCACTTGTTAGTTTAAGTCTGTCTGTGCCTTGATAAGCAAACTTTAAATCAGAACCAGATTGAGTAATTGTCCAGTCACCTAAATCAATAGTAGATGCTTGAAATGATTGTGAGGAACTACCAGCAAGAGCAGCCTTACCGTCTAACGCAGTCTGTAACCCATCAACATTTGATATAACATGGTTATGACTGTCATCCGCTACAGTTGCAGTAATAGTAGCATTAGCTGTACCATTAAAAGAAGCACTACCTGAAACATCGCCTGTAAGACTGATAGTACGTGATGTAGCTAATGCTGTAGCAGTAGATGCATTGCCACTTAATGCGCCTTCAAACGTACTTGCTACAAACGTTTCACTACCTATAGTCCACTTATCACTTGTCTCATTCCATACAAGAGTTTTGTTATCAGATGTACCACGTTCAATTTCAATACCACCATTTTGTGAGGGGGTTCCTGTCTCATTAGAATTTAATAATATCTGATTATCAGCTAAGTTAATAGTCTCAGTGTTTACTGTAGTAGTTGTGCCTGATACAGTTAAGTTTCCTCCAACAATAACATTACCTGATGTATTAAGGCTACCTACGGTAACTGCACTAGGTAAACCAATTTGAATCTGGTTGTTGCTTACTGCAGTCTCAATTTCATTAGCAGTACCAGCAAAGTTTAAAGTGTCTGTAGCTAAAGCCACACTATCGTCAGAACCACTATCAGCACCTACAGTTAGTGCGGTAGTAATAGAAGCAGTGCTTACAGCAGTAACTAAACCTTTACCATTTACAGTAACAACAGGTATAGCTGTAGAGCTACCAAACGAGCCTACATTAGAGTTTACTGTATCCAAAGTTGTTGTAAGGGTAATGTTACCTGTGCCATCAAAATCTGTAGCACTAGCATCTACATCACCATCAATAGTAATGCTTCTTGCAGTTTGTAATGCAGTTGCAGTAGATGCATTACCTGTTACGGCACCTGTAATATTGCCTGTAATCTGTCCTGTCACACCAAGAGTGCCACCAATAGTACTATTACCAGTAACACCAAGAGTACCGCCTACTGTGGCGTTATTGGTAACTGCAGCACTAGCTAATGTAGATGCACCCGTAACCCCTAATGTACCACCTACTGTAGTGTTACCTGTAATAGCTGCTGTGCTAGATAACGTTGTTGCTCCTGTCACACCTAGTGTACCACCTACAGTAGCGTTGTCTGTAACAGTTAGTGCATCTGATACTGTAGTACCATCTATATATGCATTTTTAAATCTAGTACTATTAGATCCCAGATCTAACGTGTTTGCAGTCTTAGGCAGCACTTGCGATCCTGATACAATAAGATCTTGGCTTGGTCCTACCTTTGTAATAGGTGCACCTTCACCTGCAGTACCATCGTGCTTATGGCCTGTAGAAGCATTAAACCCTGATTCAATAGCGTTGTACTCTGCATCAAAATCGTCAGCGTCAATAACATTACCATTAGCAATGTTGTTTGCGGTATCTTGTCTAGTATAACCTGCCATAGTGTTTCCTTATTGTCTATCTTCTTGGCTGTATTCCAACAGCGCAGTATCTAAAGTAAAAGTAGGGTTGGTAGATAAATCTTCTAATCGTATTGCTACAGTTTTACCAGACCCAATTAAATTTGTATTATAAACTTTATCTAACTCTCCACCATATGTAGAGCTATTAAACACAGAAGACGAAGCTCCAAATAAAAACACTTGACTACCTGTACTTGATATTTGTTGTGTAGAAGGTTGAACAACTTTTGTATTTGTAGCAGAAGCAAAATCATACTTAATGTTTAAGTCTAGTGTCATACTTGCAGATGGCTCTGCGTAAAGTGTCATTTTGTAAAATGTTTTACGAATCTGAGGATCTGAGATAGGCATAAATGGAGATTCATAGATAGCCTCTATATTGCCCCCATCAAAATTAGAGCCTGTTTCCATTACATACACATAACCATCTTCATTAGCAAACGCTAAAGTTTCAGATGTTCCTGTATATCTACTGTCTGCAATAAATGCTTTTATACCTTTTGTAGTAGACCACGCTAAACCGCCAGCACCCTGTGATACAAACTTTGTTGCTATTAATCCTTTTGCAGCTTCTGTTTGTTCTGATAGTACATATGCAAAAATACGATACTGAGCTTTTTCTTTTAACACAACTGAACAAAACTCAGGAGTCTGGCTTAAAAATGTAGTAGCATCTTTTACAATAGTATCAGAAGCAATGTCTAAACCAAAATCACCAATACGATCTGTAGCGCTTAGTAATCTTATACCATCAGGGGATAGATACATAATATCACCGCCAACCTCCTGAATAGTATCACCGTTGATACAACCAATACGATCTGTAATAGGTGATACTTGAAAGTCTGCGGAACTACTCCCAGTAAGTCTTTTAATTGTATCAGTAGTAAATATAATAAGTTGTTCACGAAATACTGCTAGTCCTGTAATATCATTAGCTACGTTAATGGAACCTGCGCCATTTGCTACACTAAAATCATCTACGGTAAAAGGAGCAGTAAAAAATATTGTATTGCCTTTTGCATAAAAAGCTGTATTTTTAAATATAGCCACATGCTGTGCACCTAAAACATCCGTACTATTTGAAGAAGTCATAAAGGTAGTACTGTTACCAGATGTATTATATATTGCAGGATAATTAGTACCATCTACAAATATAACTTTATCGTCACCATCCAAATTAAATAAAACACTCTTAGCTTTACCACCATTTGTAGCTGCGCTAGTAGCCATGCTAGTCCATGCGCCACCTGTACTGTAATAATACTGAGTGTAGTTACTTCCATTTTTACGTGCTGCAACAATCCGACCTGAACTAATAACTTTTAATGCAAGTATAGGACCACTACCCGTAACTTGTTGTGCGCTGTACTTTGAGATATCCACGTATCTTAGAATAGCCACCCTCTTTATTTACTTCAAAGTTTTGTAGTAACGTAGCAGAGCCTACAGCATTAGTACCTTGCTGTAAGTGCAGTAAGATTAGAGATAAGACCACCTCTAAACTCAATAGGAAATGTCTGCCATTGTGTTGCCATTAAAAGTGTACTCTCAAGTCACGTACATACTCTGTACGATTTATATTTATACTACGTAAATGTTTAATACCCTGTGTAAATTTTTGCATAGACAATTGTGCTGCTTGCATATCGCCTCTAAATTGATATGCGTAATACATTGCACCATCTACAATAACGTAACGATACTGTTCAGGAAGATTTGGTACGTCAGAAAAAAGTTCTAAGTCAAATCCTGTAGTAGTAATACTCATATATTAATTCATATGCTTTATCAGGACTAGGTACTACTAATAACTCTCGACTAGGGGCACGTACTATATAACGTGGAGTTCCTGTATTACTAGAGTTATACTCAGTATCTACATGTTTGTCAAGGTATTCTTCATAACTAAGTACTTTAAGTTTAATAGTATTCGTTGCTAGGTTATCATCACGTTTAATTCTAAAACTATTCATGTTAATTGTTTTTGCATCATAAGGATAGCTATAGCGAGTTTCACCAGCAAGTAGAACTTCTTCTTGCTCTACATGATTCCAAGGCCACTCGTACTCTTCTTGTTGAATGTGACGAATAGAAGAGTTTACTGCATCTTTAGCAAAACTATAAAAACCTGTAGTAGTAGCAAAGTTAGCAGAGGTTAATTCTACTTCATTAAGCCTACGATTTACATCATTAACTAACCCAAGATAATCGTATGCCATATTACTTCTCCCTCACGCGCAACAACACAGAACGCTCATACTGTAGTGCGCCTACTGTAGTTATTTTACACGTAATCTTATAACGTTTATTATTAGTGCCTAAACTTAATCTAATTGTAGCAACAGTATTAGTATATGTACCCTGTACAAACTGTAATCCATCAACAATATCAGTAGCATTAACTTGTGTTTTAGTACCATCTGCAGCATCTATAAACCAAGTAACAGCAGAAATAGTATCTGTACCTAAAAAGCGTGACCAATCAATGCTGTAGTCAAGCAATTCATCTTTATCTTTATCAGGCCACTTATATGACATTTGTTATCCTTTAGGCTGCAACTCTAATTGTTTGATTAATCCTACTTATTTCATTAATCACAATGGTTCTATTATCTGGTCTAATATGTACTACGTTTTCTCTTGGTACTGCTACTGCATAAATAACTCTATCTTTATCAAATGCGTTTATATCAAACTGGAATGTAACTCCTGTAGCAACTACACTTCCTACATTTGTATTAGCGGCTACACTATTGAGTATCTCTGCTATATTTGCTTTTACACTTGCTACTGTACCTGTAGCTGAAACAGATAGTAATTTTTCAGATATATCAATTTCAAATCCATCGAAGCTAACGGCTTCAATTGCACCAGATGCTGATACACCTACAAGTGTTTGATTAGCGTCACCAGAAGGTATTACATTTGTTATTGTACCTGTAGCAGCTACACTATTTAGTAACTCAGATACATTAACTGTTAGGCTACCTACTGCACCTGTAGCTGAAACAGATAGTAAGTTTTCAGATACATCAACTTCAAAGCCACCAACAGAAACTGGCTCAATAGATCCTGTAGCACTTACAGATGCTAATGTATGATTACCTTTAGCATCAAACCCTACAGTTACTACTGTACCTGTGGCTGCTACACTAGCAAGTAATTCAGAAATATTTACAGTTACTGTGCCTACGGCTGTTGTAGCACTTACAGAGTTTGTAACTTCGTCAGGGTTTATAGAAGGTGTACCTATTGCACCTGTAGCAGTTACACTAGCAAGGCGCTCAGTAACATGTTCTACAACAGTAGAGACTGCACCCGTAGCAACTACACCTGTAATAGGTACTTCTGCAGAAACACCTGATACAGATGATGCTAGAGTAGTAGTTGCTAACGGTGTAAAACCAAACATGTTCTATAATTACCTTAAAGTTATTCTGACTTTTAAGCCCATCAATAAGCCACCCATCCTGTAGAGTTGTCAGCCTGATAAGCACTCTCATCCCAATAAAAAAGTGTATCTTCTACGACTGGGGCTGGAATAGGCGGCTCCCAAAGATATGTTTCTGAATTAAGTGTCCAGCTAGGGTATGGCTGTGGCTCGTAAAATCCTACGCCATCATATTTCCAATCAACACCAGCATAGTTTTTTCGCAAAGCCTTTGTCTGGTCAGAGGATGGGGTGTTGCTATTAGGTTCGTAATGAACCCCACCCCTAGTGTTATATGAACACTTTATCCAATCACCCGCAGATGTATCGACAAAGGTGTCAAAAAAATCTGCTTTAGCTACGATAACATTTGTTACTGTTCCATCTAATACTTTTGCATAATGACCCATTTTATTTTCCTACTAACTTACCGTGAAAGTACCAGAGGACGTAAACTTATGATATGTGTAGCCACCAGATGAAGTTATAGTGCCGCCTGTTGCAGCAGTACCGCCAGCATATCTGATAACAACAACCCCAGAACCACCACCAGCACCAAAACCAGTTGCAACACCGCTTTGACCAGATCCACCACCGCCGCCGCCGCCAGTGTTTGCAGATCCCCCAGTTGCAGCAACAACATAGCCTCTAGCCCCTGTGCCGCCACCACCAGAGCCACCAGCACCACCACCGCCACTGTTGCCATTCTGGCCGCCACCGCCGCCGCCAGCTACGGTTATAAAGCCATTCCAGACAAAACCTGAGCCACCAGCACCGCCATTATTGCCCGACCCATTGCTGCCAGAGCTACTTTTGCCGCCACCACCGCCAGCAGCTGTAGAGCCATTTCCTCCTGAGTTACCTTGCCCAGATGTACCAGATGCACCACTACTATATGAGCCATGCGCAGCACCGCCGCCGCCTGATCCACCAGATAAAGCCTGACCCGCAGGGGTTCCAAGAGTAGCGCCTCTACCTCCACCAGTTGCAGTGCCTAGAGCGCCCGCAGCGCTATTACTTCCGCTTGATACAGAACCAGAGGATGCTCCACCACCACCAATAACTATAGCGGATGATCCTGATGCTAACGCACCGTTTATTTCAAGAGCGCCACCAGCGCCACCGCCGCCAGATCTGTTAATCCCTCCTGCACCGCCGCCAGCTACAACCAACACATCAACCGTTAAAAACCCTAAAGCACTCGCAATAGTTGATTGCGTTGTGCTGTCTAAAGAAGCAATGTTCTGTAATTGCCGACCTGAGCTAATTACGTCGGTTCCCTGAATTTCAAGCATATCGACGTTAACAACACCGCTGCGAACCTCTAGGCTCTCATTACCCCCAGCTACTACCCGCCATTGATTGCCTGAGTGAAACTGCATGTAAGTATCAGTATCGCCAGTTGAATAAATAGCATTATCAACAGTAATGCTCTCAACGTCTGTAATGGAGTTGTTTCCAAAACTTACATTACCTGTAAACGTACCGCCACCAAAGGGATTACCAGAAGGTCCAGTTGGTCCAGTCGGGCCTGTTGGGCCTGTTGAGCCAGTATTACCTGTTGGCCCTTGTGGCCCCGTAGGTCCAGTGACAGAGTTTCCTTGTGGACCCGTTGGCCCTTGTGGTCCTGTCGGGCCAGTTGGTCCAGTTGGTCCAGTACCACCGTTATTACCCGCTGGCCCCGTTGGACCCGTAGGTCCAGTAGCTCCATCATCACCATCTGAACCTGTTGGGCCTGTTGAACCTGTTGGACCCGTAGAACCTTGTGGGCCTGTAGAACCTTGTGGGCCTGTAGGTCCAGTAGCACCCGTAGGACCAGTCGGGCCTGTAGGTCCAACCAAAGCTGCATTAGCTATAGTCTGCTTTTCCCATCTGCTTGCACTAACGTCATACACTGGAATTAAATCACTAGATACTGCATCTGTATTAGTAGGGAAACCAGTAAGAGATGAACCTACATTAGCACTATCTGTAACATTAGCAGAGGCTTCAATTCCATTTAGTTTACTATGATCTGCATTAGTAAATACATTACTATCAGATGCACTTTCCACTAATGCTCTTATTTCTGCAGCGCTTTGGTCAGCAGTAGCACCGCTTTCTATGCCATCTAGCTTTGCACCATCTACAGATAAGTCTCTACCGTCTACAGTTTGTGATCCTGACATAGTAATGTTACCAGTCATTTGACCACCAGACTTAGGTAGTTTTTCTCCTAAGCTAGTTGCTGTAGTTGTAGCAAAGTTAGCATCGTCACCTAATGCTGCAGCTAATTCGTTAAGTGTGTTAAGTGCAGCAGGTGCTGAGTCAACTACGTTAGCTGCAGCCGTATTTGCATATGACTGATACTCAGATTCAATAGTAGCTAGTTGCTTACCATCTAAAGTATCTGCATCAATGTTTAGTGCATCAATGTCAGCTTTAGTCTGGTCAGCAGTAGCACCTGCTTCAATCGCATTTAGCTTAGAGTGATCTGCGTCAGTAAATACGTTAGAATCTGTAGCAGCCTCTACAGCCGCTCTAATCTCAGCATCTGTTTGGTCAGCAGTAGCACCCGCCTCAATAGCGTTAAGCTTCGTATGGTCAGCATCTGTAAAAACATTACTATCTGTAGCTGCTTCTACTGCTGCTCTTATTTCTGCATCTGTCTGATCCGCTGTTGCACCAGCTTCTATTCCATCTAGCTTAGAGTGATCAGTATCAGTAAATACATTAGTATCACTACCAGCAACAATTAACGCACGAATCTCTGAGTGCGTTTGATCTGCAGTTGCCCCACTTTCAATACCATCTAACTTAGTACCATCATTACTCAAGTTACGACCTTGTGTAGTCCTACCTGATTTTGTTTTGATGTTACCACTAGCATCTAAAAGATCTGCTAACTCTCTTGCCTTACTGGTCATCTACGTATCCTATTTAGTTAAACCCACTTTGGGCCTTCAAACCAAGCTACTAAACTTCTTCGTGTTCCGCTCGTTACGGGTTGTACTGAATGTTGTAAATAAGAAGGAAATACTAATACTGTTCCTTTTTGCTTACTTATTACTGGGTCAGGTGATGTGCACTCGCTAAAAGAAAAGGCACCACCTTTATATTCATCTACATGAGAAAGCTGTACAGTTACAGATAGCTTACGATCTAAACCATCATTGCGGTTCCAATTAATGTCATGATGCCAAGAGTAGTGACCACCTTCTGAGCCTAAGTATTCTGTAAATTGTATATCCGCTTTTTTATAAATATGAGCGTTAAAAGCATTTCTATTTGCTATATCTACAAAGTCATAAAGTAAATCTAATACAGGTTTATTATTTGTAAGCCAAGATACTTTACTCTTCCGTATATCTGCACCGCTGCTATTAAAGGTACAAGCTTCTGCTGTTTCACCAGCTTGTTTTACAATATTATCTACTATATCTTCTGATAGTGCAGCAGAAAATAGCTGCCAGTTTTGTCTTACATTGTCCATAAGTTATCCTTATTGTTTTTATTATTATACATAAAATTACTCCAACGTTACGTCATGCAGGTTTAGTGGGCCAAATCACATTTTGCGGAAATCCAGACTGCTCTGTAATGTTTAATAAATCCCTGCGATATTGCGCCCACTCAGCCTTTTTTTCTTCTGAAAGATCTTGCCATTTTAGCGGTGTGTTAGAGATAGCATCAACTTCAGCAAATAATAAATAGTTTCTTAACTGTCTAACTTCATTAGAATAATAATCATAAGAAGTTTGAGCGTCAGGCTCTACCCAAACGCCATTTTCATAAGTGTGTATAGGGGTAGGTTGCGGCTCTACTTCTATCGTATCTGATGGGTATGCGTCAGTAATATGAGGCCCAAGATCATCTGTAAGCGTAACCCAATATTGTCCTTTAATCTGACTGTAAAAATGTCTCATTACTTTAAAGCCCTTACTGTTGCATTGGCAACATAACTTATTTGAAAATATTGGTTGTTTGGAATGACGGAGTGAAATGTTGGGTAATCAACACCAGGAACCCCTGGGTCTCCCGCTGGAGCAGAAGCAGAGCTTGTTCCTACATATGAAAAGCCAATTCCAGCTACTTGCATAATTTCGCCAGTAGTATTTTGATATTGAGTATTGTTAGATAGGCCGTAGGCTTGCCAAGTATTAGACGCAGAAGCTGCTGGACCCGTTGGACCCGTTGGACCCGTTGGGCCAGTAGCCCCTGTTGGACCCTGTGAGCCTGTTGCTCCTGTATTTCCCTGCGGCCCTGTTGGCCCCGTTGGCCCCGTTGGTCCAGTAACAGAGTTACCTTGTGGCCCTGTTGGCCCTGTTGGTCCAGTCGGACCTGTGACAGAATTACCTTGAGGGCCAGTTGGTCCTGTTGGACCCGTAGGGCCAGTAGCACCATCATCACCGTCAGCACCCGCTGGACCCGTAGGGCCAGTCGGACCAGTAGGGCCAGTTGGCCCCGTAGAGCCATTAGAACCATTAGATCCTGCTGGACCCGTTGGACCTGTAGGGCCAGTTGGACCTTGCAATGCCGCATTGGTAATTGTTTGCTTTTCCCATCTACTAGCAGACACATCATATACAGGAATAAGATCTGAACCTGTTGCGTCCGTATTGGTAGGGAAACCAGTAAGAGAAGTGCCTACGTTTGCACTATCTGTAACATTAGCAGAAGCCTCAATACCATCCAGCTTCGTGCCATCCGCTGCAACGTCACGACCATCGACGGTTCCGCTTGCTGCAATGTTTCCTGTTACGTCAATGCCTGTGCTGGTGGTGTTTAACTTTTCAGCATTGTCATAATACAGAGTTACTGCACCGTTATTACCAGCAAACAAATAGTTTTCACTATTGTCAGCGTTATTTAATTCAAGATTATTTGCCTGTATTCTTAGGTTTCCAGTGCCGTTATCTTGAATAATGCTCCGACTACCATCATGGTAAATCTGTAGGTCAGACCCAGCACCAAAGATGGCTTTGTCGTTGTCGCCTAAATTAATATTACCAGTCATAGTGCCGCCAGCTTTAGGCAGTGCGGCATCAGCAGTAGCACCCTGTGCGGCTGTAGCGTAGTCGGAGCTATCAAATGCTTTAACTTGTGCTAGGTTAGTAACCTCGCTATCCATTAAGGCACCAGCGGAAGTTACGTTAGTAGTATCTGTTACATCTGCACTAGCTTCAATACCATTTAGCTTTGTATGGTCTGCATCTGTAAACACATTACTGTCAGTAGCGGCTTCTACCGCCGCCCTGATTTCAGCGTTAGTTTGATCGCCAGTTGCTCCTGCTTCAATAGCGTTAAGCTTAGTATGATCAGCGTCAGTGAAGACGTTACTGTCTGTAGCAGACTCTACAAGAGTGCGTATCTCAGCCGCAGTCTGGTCTGCTGTGGCACCTGTTTCAATACCTGACAGTTTAGTATCTTTAGCATCTGTGTAAGCATTAGCTTCTGCTTCATACAAAGTTTTTATTTCTGCGCCTGTCTGATCTGCCGTAGCAGATGCTTCTATGGCGTTTAACTTAGAGTGATCTGCATCAGTAAAAACATTACTGTCTGTAGCAGACTCTACCAAAACTCTTATTTCAGCAGCAGTTTGGTCTGCTG